CACGTCGAGTCGGTAGTATTGATGTCAAAGGTAGAAAAGTAAAGTGTGCGGAAACCCAGTAGGAGAGGGATACGGAGTTTTTTATAGAATTTCTAACTTTTCAATTTCTTGATTTTTAGGTAATGACCAAACATATCCACGGCTAAAATGCCGTAGGGTTGAGTTGACAGCTTGAAAACGGGTAGGTTGTGGAGATAGGATTATTGCTGATTTTATATAGAACGGATAAGATGAAAAAACAATAAAATACATCTGGTTATTCCGTAAAAGAGAAAACCACCATGAAATCACTCAGTTCTGGAATGATTAAGTTAAGAAATAAACACTTATATTCTGGTAAGGTAAAAGATTGAAAAAACCACAATGGATGTTTTATTTTCCGGTTCGTCAACGGCTGCTGATTTTGTTTTGGTATATAGCGTTAGTGGCCAAGCAACATGGAAAGATAAGCGTGGTAGGACACTGAAAGAAATAATAGCTGAATAAGTTAATTGTTAAGGAAAATTTAAAGAACGAAACCAAGGCGTATTAATCACGCATGTTTTTTGGTGTCGTTCTTTGCTGTTTTGTGAATAGCAAGATTATATGTTTCAATGCTTTAGTTTCTTCTATTTTAGCTTTTATCATGTTTAATGCATGGTGAAAAAAGTAGTATATTTTGAAAATGGTAAGTATAGAGAAGCTAAACGCATATACGCAAAAAAGCGTATATGCGAATAAAATATTTTAGCAATAATAAAAAATACTATACTTAAGGCTCTCAAAAAGATACGCAAAAAAGTGTAATTTATATATTGCCGTTTGTACATCTTGGTGTTATAATGTGTACATAAAACGGATAGGAGGGCTTGATATGCCGGAAATAAAAGTAGCAAAACTAAGTTATGATGAACTGTTCAACTCGGCCACAATGTTTTATATGAATCACGATTATGAAGCCGAAATAGGGAAAGTAGTCGAAGCAAAGACCGCTGACATTTCTGTTGGTCTTCAAACTATTAAAGATAAAGAAAGCTTGAAGCAGTACATTCTTGAACATAAGGATTCCTTGGACAACTTAACATCGGTGGCAGAAATCTCTGTTGAACGTTTCAAACGCATGGTTTCTATGATTCGTAAAGAGCGTGGATTTGTATTTGGCACAGAATGGGGATTAAGCAAGATTAGAACAGCCATGATGGACAGTCCGGCTATGATGGAAAGCATTCTAAATCTTCTTTGGGATGGAAAAAATGATGAAAAGTTACAATCCTGCATTCCGGCCTTTTATTTAGAAAATATGGCGATGGACTCCGTTACTTTAAGTATGCTACAAGATGAAAACACTGTGCGCAGACTTGTAAAGCGTGGGTTAGAGGGTAAATACAGTAATGGAATCGGTGATGCGGTTTTAGCAGACATCGAAAAGGAACTGAAACGTGTATGTGTAAAGCATGGTCTTGAATTCCAGAGTAACGTAAGGATACCATTCCTTGACCGAACAGTTAGTTTTGTGCTAGAATCTCCTACTAATCCAAGGGTTATTTTGGATGTTTCATACAGCGTTACTACTTCAAGTAGCCAAGGCAGTAAGAAAGAGGCTGCGCGTAAGACAGTAGAAATTCTTAAGAAAGAAAAGAAAGCCGGACGAAATATTGTTTACATCAACTTCCTAGATGGTGCCGGCTGGATTGGTCGTCAATCAGATATGAGAGAAATTTACAGATGCTCCGACTATGTTCTAAATTTTCGGAATATTTGTTTACTGGAAGACATCATTGATGCACACATTCACGAAATATAAGATGGAGGATAATGAATATGAACATTGCTGAAAGAAAAGCGAAACTGAAAGAATTCACCGATCACCCAGAAAATGCTTGTCGTACTGGCATTCCAATCACATATCATGGACAGATTATTACTCTGAATGCATATGCTATTCCGCTGGATTACCTTGTTTACAATCCTTATAATGGAAGAATTGGAAGCGTAGTAAAGTCTTATGAGCGTCAGAACCACATTATTGATCCAGAGGATGCAGCTGATAAGATTCTTATTGAGAAGTTCTTGTGGGAATCCAAGCCAGACGCTAATAAGAAGACGAAAGAACGTTTGCTAAAGGAGCATCAGCAGAAACACGGCATCGTAACGGCTGATGGTATGATTATTGACGGTAACCGCCGTGCTAGTCTGCTGAACAATATCATGACTGACACCAATATTCCTTTTAATGAGAAAAGTCATTGCCAGTTCTTTATTGCAATTATCCTACCGGAAGATGCTGACAAGAAAGAAATCCTGGCACTAGAGACTACATACCAGATGGGTGAAGATGCCAAGGTAGACTACAACCCAATTGAGAAATATTTGAAATGCAAGGATTTGAAAGACGCGGGCTTTACAGACGATGATATTGCCGGGATGATGGATTGCAAACCAGGGGATATCAGAACCATGTTGTCCGCCCTAAAATTAATGGATGAGTATCTGGACGAATATGATTATTCAGGTATGTACACGCAGTTGGATAAGCGTGAAGATCAGTTCCTGAAACTGGACCCGGCTCTGAGAAAATACAAAGCTGGTGTTCCCTCCATGTGGGCGTATAATCCGGAAGCTGATGTTTCTGATTTAAAACTCATTGCATTCGATTATATTCGTGCAAATTTTGAACAGACCTTATTCAGAAATATTATCTCCGTTCCTTCCCCTAAAAAGCCGGCGGCTAGTTTCTTTGCTAAAGAGGAAGTGTGGAAGGCGTTCAAGGATGCGCACTTTGCAGCGACTGATGCTGTTCAGGAGGATACGGTCCAGGATATCATGAACACCAATCCACCGGATCTTGGTCGAGCATTAAAAGCGCGCGATCTGAAATGGCAGCAGAAGGTAGATGATGAGCTTGAAGATAACTATGTTCAGAGTTTAGATAAACTCAATAATCATGCTAATGCAGCAAAACCTTTGCAGCAGTTAATCAAGGCTTGTCAAGCATTAGAGGTTGTGGACGTTAGTCAGCCAAGTTTCATTAGCGATGCCAGTGTTCGCGGCTGTGTGGAATCTTTGGATGAACTGGTAGCAAAGTTTAAAGGAATATTGAATATGTAAAGGAAGCGCTACTGTATGAAGAAACTGTGTCTTGAATCAAATGAAAATAGTACAATTTTTACCGTGACTGGGGACATAGCATATATCTTCAGCAATAGGCGGGCTGCACGTTATCTGAAAGATAATCTAAAATTTGGTTTGATGGATGATAGCATCATCGTGGAAACTGGTGATGATATCAACAAATGCATCGACCGTGTAAAAAAAATATGCGAATACATATCTGCAGAACTTGTTTTTTCAGGGCGTGTTTCTGAGGCAGTGAATAACTATGCCTTAGAAGAAGAAAAATTCATGGAGTTCTCAGAAAAAGCAAGGCTAATTAGAGATAATCATTGCGATAAAAGTGATTTTGCAGCTTTCGTGGATTCAGTTAGCAAAAATCTAACTAACCGTAGTTTGTATGAATTGCAGCTCCTATCCGCATACCATCTTGCCTTCTCACAGAACGCCTGCAATTTTTCTGTGCCTGGTGCAGGTAAGACTAGCGTTGTTTATGGTGCTTTCGCTTATTTATCAAATCTCCCAAAGGACGATAAAAAATATGTTGATAAACTTTTAGTTATTTCTCCGTTGAGTGCTTTTGGACCATGGGAATTGGAATACGAGGAATGCTTTGGACAGAAGCCATCGACTAAGAGGCTGAATGGCAAGGTATCTGTTGAGGATAAGAAACAATATCTTTATTCTCTTGACCCAGCTAAGATTACGTTATTGTCATATTCATCGGTACCAGCACTGCGTGAGGAATTAATATATTTTTTGAAGAATAATCGAGTTATGGTTGTTTTGGATGAAGCGCATAAGATAAAAAACACAAATGGCGGAATAACGGCTAATGGTGTTCTTGATATCGCAAGTTACTGCTCAGCAAGAGTTGTTTTAACTGGTACACCGGCTCCAAATGGGTATGAGGACCTTTATAATCTGTATAAATTTATTTGGCCGACTAAGAAGGTAATTCCGTTTGAAGTGTATCAGCTAAAGGATATGAGTAAAGCGGAATCAGATATCCGCGTTGGTACTTTGCTCAATGCAATCGAGCCATTCTTTATCAGAGTCAAAAAGAGTGATTTAGGAATTCCTCCGGCTACGGAACATGAACCTATTATTGTTCCGATGGGTGAAACCCAGCGAAGGATTTATGATGTTATAGAAAAAAAATACATGAGTGATATTGTAAGCAATAGGGATAGTAGCTTTAGGCAGAATCTTGTAAAAGCCCGATTGCTACGAATGATGCAGGCTGCAACTAACCCCAATTTGCTCAGTGTTCCATTGAAAAATTTTGCATCATTTGAGGATTTTGATGCGGATGCTGTAACAGAAGACACTTCACTTATCCATGATATTTTGCAGTATGCATCAACGGAAATACCCGCAAAATTTGTAAAAGCTAAGGAAATAATCGAAGGAATAATTACGGATGGCGGCAAGGTTGTGGTTTGGGCAATTTACGTCAAAAATATTCTTGATTTCGAGGCTTATCTTAATTCCTGTGGAATTCCGTGCAAAACTTTATATGGTGCAACACCTGTAGCTACCGGTGATGATGATGATGATGAAGTTGAAACCCGTGAAAAAATAATTGAAGAGTTCCACAAACCGAATTCTTCCTTTAATGTAATTATTGCCAACCCATTTGCTGTATCGGAATCAATATCTCTTCACAAGGTATGTCATAATGCAATTTATATAGAAAGAAGCTTTAATGCGGCCCATTTTATTCAGTCCAAAGATAGAATTCATAGATATGGATTGAAGCCGGGGGTGGAGACAAATTACTATTATCTCTTGTCGGAGAATTCTGTTGATAGCGTAATCAATGAGAGACTAAATGCAAAGGAGAGAAGGCTTAGAGAAATCATCGAGAGTATGCCAATTCCATTGTTTGATAATGCGGATTTGGAAACTGGGGACGATGACATCAAGGCTTTAATAGCAGAGTATGTTAATAGAACTAAGAAGGTGTAATTCTATAGGGAATATTGCTGGTCTGCTGTTTCTTATCTCGATCATTACAAAAAAGGAGAAAATCAGCAGAATTGAAATTCGTAATCGATGTGCATTGGAGAATGGTGTATCTGTTAATTGCCCTGGTGCAGTTGCTTTTTTGGAGTACCTTGGTTTAGTGGACACAAATAGTGAAACAGTTACTCCCTATGAAATTCTTAATGAATTATCGGAAAAAGAACGGGAATCCCTACTTGACGATTTGGTAAAACTTTGTATGAATCATCTGATTGAAGATGGAATATTTGATGCAGATGCAACAGGCTTTGATGCAGAAAAAGGTCATCTTAGCATAAAGCGTTCAGCGTTTCCATTGGCTTATGCCGCAATCAGAAATTTTATGACATTAGCTGGAGCATTGGATAAAGAGGAACATGGAGAAATATGTGTGTCCGATAATTATGAAAATGACTTCACTGCTCAGATTCGCTCAAGAAGAAAAAAAATCACTCTGGAGAAACTTTTAAAGCAGCAAGAGGATCAGAGTAAAAGAGGTCTGGAAGCAGAAGAGTATGTATTGAATCTGGAAAGAAACAGATTGCCTGGTAAGGTTTCTAAAATTAAGAGGATTTCGGATTTTGACGTTGCTGCTGGTTATGATATAGTTTCATTCCAAAATGAACAGGGCCAAGTATATGATTGCTTTATTGAAGTAAAATGCTACATTGGTTCAGCACATTTTTATTGGTCAGAGAATGAGAGTGATGTGGCGCGAATCAAGGGTGACAGTTATGTATTATGCCTTGTCGATTATACCCGTATCGGTGAGCCTGGGTATCAACCGGAGTATATCAAAAACCCATATAAGACTATTTTCTCAGATGAACAATGGCTGGTAAATACGGCATCATATAAAATTCAAAGAGTATAAAAACAAGGCGTAGTTCGTTAGAGAACCACGCCTTGTTTACTTTTGAGTTTTTAATTGCTATACATTGCAGCCAATCGTTCGGCTATTGCTTCAATGACTGGTACACAAACGGTATTGCCTAGTAGGTCAAATGCTTCACTTTCTTTCAAGAAAGATAAATCATAATCCTCAGGGAATCCACAAATTCGTTCTCCCTCACGGATAGACAAGCGGCGAAGTCCACCATTATCGATTATGCCTAGATGTGAAACATCCATAGCAACTAGAGTAGGTGCCAAATCCCGCGGATTTAAAATCTTGGTGAACTCAAAAGATAATCTACCTGCGACTATGTTATATCCCTTAGGCTTGCTCTCATCTGGAACACGTCTTTTTTTATCGTTGAGTTTGCGAGGATACTCCAATGTCAAATATCCCATTTCAACTAACTCATCTAAAAAGTCGTTAAGATTTTCATGCTTGAAAAATGTTGAAATCTGTTTAGCGGTCAAAGGCATTCCATCCATCCAATCAATGCCAATATCGTCAGCCCAATGTCGTTTACGGCGTTCCTTTAATAGCAAATTCAAGAAGTTTGCCTGTTCAGGGGTTGTATCACCTTTTAAGCCAATTTCCCAACTATGAATATTGTCTTCACCACCACGTTTGTCCTTGATGGCTTTTCCAATGACTTCCTCTGGAGTAAAATGTGCGAATAATTTTCTAGTAAAGTTTGAATCTATTGTTGGAAGGTTATGCTCTAAAATGTCACCAAGTACAACACGCTTCTCCGGGAAATTATCAAGGGAAATATGTACTTCTTTTGTACCAACAATATATACACGTTTCCTGGACTGCGGAAGCCCATGATATTGACTATCAATCAGTTTGTAGGATAAGAAATATCCTAGTTTTTGAAGGTGGGTTACGATTATTTTCAGTGTTCGTCCATTGTCATGATTAACAAGACCTTCAACATTTTCTAATAGAAAGCCATATGGTTTCTTTTCATTTAGAATACGCTCGATTTCAAAAAATAGCGTTCCTCGTGTGTCATCAAACCCAAGACCGAGTCCTGCTGCTGAGAATGGTTGGCATGGGAAACCGGCCAAAAGAAAATCAAAATCGGGGATATCCTTTGCTTCAATCGTTGTGATGTCCCCTGCAACGCTTTCTTCTTTATAATATTTTTTATATGCTTTGATGGCATAATCTTTTATTTCACTACTGAATACGCATTGAGGGTTGAAACCTTGTTTTTTAAATGCAGTCTCAAACCCAAGACGTATACCACCCAACCCCGCAAATAAATCAATGAATTTCACATCCTTATTAGCGGCACGTTTACGCTGATTGATTTGTGCACTAATTAGGTCTATACATTTTTCGGAAAAACTATTTCCTGTGGCATATTGTACAATTTCATCATGCTGGGTAGGAGTGATATAAATTGTCGTTGCCATTTTTTTCTGGTATTCAGGAAGTGGAGTTCGTCCTGATCCCTTTCTTTTTCCACCGTGCTTTGGCATACGCTAACTCCTCTCTCAATCATAATAATACATGGTTTATACTACCACAACCAGCTTGATTTTGCAATGCCTTTAATCAAATGGAATTTTTTCGTTTTTTATGGAGATGATTTACACAATACCATTGACATTCGCATATTGGTGTAATATAATAATATTACGCAAAAAAGCGTAAAAGCGTAAAGGAGGAAGAATAATGGCAGGAGAATTTGGTGCGTATATAGCACGAAAAAGAATTGAAAAGGATGTTAAACTGAAACCAATCGCAGAAAAACTTGGATTGTCAGTGACATATCTTTCCGACATTATTAAAGGACGCCGCAATCCGCCGGATATTGATGGACTGGAGGAGTTAGCGAAAGCCTTAAATTTGAATGAAGTTGAAAGAGACGAGATGTTTGATCTGGCAGGAAGAGAAAGAAGTCAGGTTTCTCCAGATTTAACGGAATACATTATGGATGAAAATATCCCAAGTGCAAGAGCAGCATTTAGAAAAGCAAGAAACGGCGGTCTTGGTGATGATTTTTGGCAGGAAGTCAATCAAATTATTGATAAGCGAAATGGAGGTAACTAATGGAATATAATATGAATAGCTTGATTCCTTACATTTTGGCATCAGAGTATGATACCGTTGCGGAGGAGTTCCTCGGGGTGTATTGTCCAGAAGCACTCAATAAACCGACACGAGTACCTATCGAGAAGATTGCGCGCGAGGGTCTTGGTTTAGATGTTCAGTATATATGTCTTTCAGAGGAACTTGATACCTACGGAATGACCATTTTTTCGGACGGCACAGTTGAGGTGTATAATCCAGAAGAAAGACTATACGATACGAGATTCTTTAAACGAAAATCTGTTCTGATTGACCCTGAAGCTGTTAAGAAGACCAACATTGGGTGCAAAAACAACACAATAGCACATGAGTGTTTTCATTGGTATAAGCATCGTCTTTATTTTAGGATGCAGAATTATACGCTCCCACGGCAAGCAAAGTTTTGCAAGTGCGGTGTTGCTCAATTGCCCAATTCTACGTATGAAGAGAACATTATGGAGAGTCAAGCAATCGGAATCGCTCCCAGAATACTAATGCCTAAAGTTCCTTTCATTGATGTTGCTACGCAGCTGAATGTAGGATATGAGAAAGACAACTGGAAAGCCATCTGTCAATTGGCTGATTTCTATGACGTGTCAAAACAATCTGTCAAAATTAGACTGGAAGAGTGCAACCTTATATAGCTCTTGCTGCTCAATTAGCAGGAGTTATATTTTTTATAAACGGCATACGCATAAAAGCGTAGTTGCGTATATCGTTTATTATGACGAGGAGACGTTAGTATGGAAATATACGGATTTGATAAGATATATGAAAGATTTTGTGAAAAGAATGAGCCTACCAAAGGCCTTGCACATGACACTGGAAAAGTGCGTGAGAAGTTTGTTGATATTGTTAATGCCGTAGGGATTGACCAGAGCCTGTTGAGAGCCAAGGAAAGAACAAATGGTGCCGATGGCAAAACTATAAAAGGCGGGAATTTTATTATTCCCAAAGATTCTATTGAATTCTGTGCAGAGGCTATCAACAGGTATACGACAAAGGATTTCAAGAATATTCGGTCAGCTAATTTTAGAGATACAGCCATTGAAGAGGTACAGTTTTTAATTGACGGATTTTCTAGCATGCTGGTCAGCCTTGGCTGTTCATATGAGGTATGCTTGGAACAGCAACACGCAATGGAACGCAGGATGCACTATAAGATTCGTTTATCAGAAAAAGAACTTTCAGACCAGCTGCAGATAATTCAAGATCAGGCTGAGAAATATGAAAATAGTGTATGTAACTTCAATTACGATGATAGCGTTTATTTTTTACACTATATGGCATCAAAAGTGCAATCACTTCAGGATTATTTTGGATGGGTTTACCAGGATTATACTGACAGGCGATCTGAAGAACTCAGTAATTTGGCTGAGATTGAGTTACAAAATGAGTCTCCGCAAGAGTCATTCCGAAAGGGCAATATGGAGCTGGTCTACGGGGATGCCTTGGAGCATGATGATGAGTATCAGAAACTTATGAAGATTATGGAAAAGATTTTGGCTGAAGAGAATTTTGTTAAAAATAAGCAGGCAAGATTCAATAAGCTACAAGAGCAGCTGGAGGAAATTCGAAAACGATATCAAAGGGTTCTGTTTGGTGAACTGCTACTGGAAGACCCGAATATGCCGCTGACCGTAAAACATCCGCTGACCGTTTTGCGGGAAGCTATTCAAAACACAGAGGAGCAATTTGCTGAATGGGCAGAAAGGAACGAAGCTGAAGCGAGAAAAACGCCAGAGGATATTAAAGCAGAAGTGGAACAGAAGAAGCATTTAGAAGAGGTAATGCTAAAGCTGTTTGAATCAAGGGGCATGAGTTTAGACATACCCAACACAGATAAAGAGGAGGAGGAACTGTTTATGGAGAGTGGCAATGTTGCTTATAAACTAAAGGGGATGATTTCATTTCCCTGTTGTTCAAAAGAGAAAATCATGGCCTATGAAGGGGTATCAGGAAAAAGTTCTATTAAGTGTCCGAAATGTGGTCGATATGCAATTTTCGACTTCGATAAAATGGAATCAGTTCCAGGCGAAACGCTTAGGGGAGCAGCACATAGATTAAGAACAAAATAAGATGTATCACTGAGCCAATAGGGTTTCAAAGTAAAACACCACAGAGTCAGGGTATATCAACCAAACAGTACAAGCTGTTGGGTTGATGTATCCTGACTTTTTTTGTTTGAGATGCACCCCCAAAAGTAAATATGTTTTGGGTTTTTATCTATGACTTATTTTCTAATACAATTACACCATGATGGTAAATCGATTACACAAGAAGATTTTCAGCAGTCTCGCATTGAGATGGAAACATAGTCATGTGTTTCCATCTGAGTGCCAGACACTCAAATAAAAAAATTCCAATGCCCGAAGTGGTCGACCTTAAGGCGGCGGGATACATCAAGAGTCAAATTCACGCTATAGCCGTGGACTGACAAATGATGTACCCACCGTGCTTTGTCATGCCCATTTCGGTATCAGAGCCGGTGTACATCATTACATCGGCTCTTTTTGTGTTCTGCCGCTACCCATCCGGGCGGGAAGGACACAAATATGAAAAAAACAAAGAACAATGGAGTATTCGAACGCAAGAGCCACTTTAATCCAAATCGCCGTTCCTTTGTAACGGAAGACGGCAAGCTTGCTTATATCGTCTGGGACGAGGAGAGCAAGCGAGACATCACCCATTACTACGGAGTAGGCAGCGATGGCATTACCGAAGAGATGGTAATCATGCTTGATGAAGATGACCACGCTTGGGACCTTTTGGAACGTTATCAGGAAGAAAACACAGACTACGGTTTTCGCAATCAGCAGCGTAAACACAATGAAAACCACAAAAAATATCCAACTGACCCTCTCTTAGACCTTGTTGACGAGCAGGCGGATATCATTTCACTGATCTTCCCGGAAAACGAGGCCACAGACGAAACTGTAGAAAAAGTAGTCGCATTTATTTCTACGCTGACAGAAGCACAGCAGGACTTGGTGTATGACCACCTTGGTGCCATGAAACAGCTTGAAGAGATGCGCCGTGAGGAAATTGCGGTTACTGGCAAGAAAATAACACAGCAGGCTATCAGTAATCGGTGGAAGAAAATCATAGCCCGTGCCTGCAAGTATTTTGACATCCCGATTCCCCGTAAACGCAAGGCAAAGAGCACAAAGTAATAGGGCATCTGCTGTGGGGATTGTTGTTTCTGGCTTATTACAGAGGAAGCAACAACCTCCGGGTGCAGACCAGTTTAATGATTGGAGGAAAAAATAATGAAAAATCTGCAGCATAAAGTACGAATAAATATTTCAGACCGCGATGGTCATAAAAAGACCGTTCTGAATGGCACCGTGAAACATTTTCCGCAGCGTCTCCTGACACTACTCTTTGGGGATTTTACCGAGGTTTTAGTGCTTATACCAGGACAGACCGTGAAAACAGTGGAAATTCATGAAATTACAGGAGGAAATAGCAATGATTAATAACACTGAATCAATGAATGAAATAACAAGAGGCACTGTAGTTTTTGTAAAAAATAATCAAAATTGCGGTCATATTATGCAGGGCAACCATCCTGCGGTTGTTATTCAGAATGACATGGGCAACAAGTATAGCCCGACTGTTATTGTCTGTTATGTCTCCTCACAGATAAAACGCCTGGAGATGAGGACCCATGTAGTTCTTCAGCATTATGACAACCTGAAGGTGTCGGTTGCTAGGGCAGAGCAGCTTGCTACCATCGATAAGTCAGACATTATGAGCGTGGTAACGAAACTGCGACCGGAAGATATTATTCGTATTGATACTGCTGTTCGCGTATCACTGGGTTTGGAGGTGGAGTAATGGCAGGCAAAAATTTACCAATGCCACTGAAGGCAAAACCGTATCTGCATCAGCAGCAAGCGTTTGATTTTGCCTGTGAGAAGTTTGGCTTGCTCCACGAATTCACTAACAGGAGTCGCGGCGTAGCGCTTCTCATGGAAATGGGATGTGGAAAAACGATTGTATCAGTGGCAATATCCGGTATCTTGTATCAGTTTGGTTTGGTAAACAGGGTCCTCGTTGTGGCTCCGCTTTCCATCGTAGGTGTGTGGAAAGAAGAATATAAAAAATTCGCTGACTTTCCATATGCGCTGACTGTACTACAAGGTAGCAGTGCAAAGAAGAAAGAACAGCTGATAAAGCAGCACAATGATGGACTTGAAATTATAGTGGTCAATTATGAATCAGCCTGGAGACTGGAAAAGGAACTGCTGGCGTACAATGCCAATCTTGTTATTGCAGATGAAGCTCACAAACTGAAAGAAGCAAGGACGGCACAGTCCAAAGCCATGCACCATTTAGGTGATAAGGCGCAGTACAAGCTGCTTTTGACGGGTACCGTTATTACAAATCGTGAACTGGATGTCTTTAGTCAGTACCGCTATCTGAACAGACAGATTTTCGGTGACAGTTTTTATGCGTTTCGTAACAGATATTTTGATATGGTCGGTTACGGCAATCATATACCTCGTTTTCGCAAGGCCATGACTTCTGATTTTTTGCAGCGGCTACATTCTATTGCATTTCGTGTGACTAAAGCGGAATGTTTGGATTTGCCGGAAATAACAGAGGAAGTCCGTACTGTGCCATTAGAACCCAAAGCTATGAAGATATACACAGAACTCGAGAAAGAGTCATATACGGAACTTGCAGATTCTGAAGTATCCGCAGTAAACGTGCTGACAAAGTTGCTCCGTTTATCACAAGTAACAGGCGGGCATTTAACAGATGATGAGGGCGATACCAATCCTGTCAGCACGGCCAAGATAAATGCACTGTCAGATATTTTGGATTCTGCTATGGAAGAGAATAAAAAGGTTGTAGTCATGGCAAGGTTTGTGCCCGAACTAAATGATATTCAGGCACTGCTTGAGAAAAAGAAAATCAGCTACGCAGTGGTGCGTGGCGGTATTAAGAATCGTGCGGATCAAATCAGCCGTTTTCAAAATGATGCAGAGTGCCGTGTGTTTGTTGGCCAGATTGCAGCAGCCGGACTTGGCATTACACTTACTGCCGCATCCTCGATGGTGTTCTTTTCCCTGGACTATTCCATGTCGAATTTTGAGCAGGCAAAAGCGAGAATTCATCGCGTATCACAGAAAAATGCCTGTCATTACATTTACCTCATAGCTAAGGATACTGTGGATAAGAAAGTCTTGCGTTCCCTCCGCAGCAAGGTAGACCTTGCCAGAATGCTTGTGGATGATTATCGAAAGGGGCATAATCCGTTCTCACAGTAAGGCTTGTGACGAGAGAAACTGGGGGTTGTTTTTCTCGGCTTGTATGTGAAAGGAGGTAATGACCAAATGGAAAATAAGCAGATTTTTGAACTGGCAGACGCACTGAAAGCTGCCAAGGAAACAAAGAAGGAACTGGATGCCAAAGCGAAAGAAATGAGTGCCGAGATTGAAAAACTCGACCTGGCTTTATCGGATGCGATGGCAGATGCCGAATGTGACCGTTTCTCCCGTAATGGCTCTATGTTCTATTTGAACAGTCGGTTGTATGCATCCCCGATGGCTGGTTGCAAGGATGATATGATTCTGGCTCTTAAGAAGAACGGCTATGGTGATATCGTGACGGAAACAGTTAATGCAAATACTTTGGCATCTTTTGTCAAAGAACAGATGGCTGTCAACAATGATACAGTTCCAGCTTGGATCTCTGATGTGATTAGCACGTTTGAGAAGATAACTGTCGGTATCCGTAAGGGATAAACCGATTACAATGACCACAAATACAAACCGTTAAGGAGGACACGAAGATGTCAGAAAAGGAAAAAAATGAGACGATGGAAGTGGCTGTAGTAGGCGGTTTTGCCACCTTATCAAATATGAAGGAAATGAACGAGGCAATGATGGAAGACCTAGCGGGGATGGAACTTACCTTTGACCGCATTAAGATTCCGTCCGGTGGGTCGACTGCATTTGAGATTCCAGATGCAGATACGGATGATACCAAGATGGTCAAGGATATAACTGGTGTTATCTTGTTGCATCATCCTGCCTATGCCTACTATAGCAAGAAATATGTTGGAGGCAGCAATCCTCCGGACTGTGGCTCTTTTGATGGAGTGAAGGGAAATGGTACTCCTGGAGGCACATGTGCAACCTGTCCATATAATAAGTACGGCAGTGGAGAAGGGCAGGGCAAAGCCTGCAAAAACCGCCGCATGATTTACATTTTGATGGAAGGGGAGTTTTTCCCAATGGTGCTTTCCCTGCCGACTGGAAGTCTGAAAGAATTCCAGAAGTATGTGAAACGGCAGCTGTCTAAGGCGAGAAAACTCTGTCAGATTGTGACGAAAATTTCGCTTCGTAAGGCAACGAATAGTTCTGGCATTGTGTTTTCTCAGGCAGTTTTTTCTTTTGAACGTGAATTGACCACAGCAGAGAAAACAGCCGTGTGGCAGATGGCAGACCAAGCCAGGACATATGCAGCTAATCTTTCCATGTCGGCACTTGCCCCTGTTGATGAAGTGCCGTTCGTGGATGCAGAGACCGGCAAGATTGTTGAACCATTAAAGTAACTAAGAATACAGCATATAAAGCCGGGAGTAGTTGTTTCTCCTGGCTTTGCACGAGGTGAATGAAATGGAAAATAACTATAAATGTGTAACGAGTGTGGCGGACATACGGGCCTATATCGGAGAGGCTGTTGATGTGGCGTTTGATTATGAAACGGCAGCGGATGAGTCATACCGTAACGAAGATAAAGCGGCACTGACCCCAGCAAAAAGTCATATGGTTGGATGCAGTTTTAGCGTGGAAGAACATACAGGGATTTATGTCCCCGTGGCACATCTTACTGGCACAAATATTGATAAGAAAGAATTCATGGGATTTTTAAGGGAATTCCTATCTGATCGGTCAAAGAGAAAAATAGCACACAACCTGTCCTTTGAATCAATGGTAAGCTATCATGCTGGGATTGTGATTTTGCCTCCTGTGTATGACACGATTGCGGCATCTCAGATGTCGTTAAAGAGCAATACGGAATTTCGTGTTTTGTCAGACAGTGGCTTAAAAAAGCTGTCAGCAGAACTCTGTCATGAACCATTGCCGTCTTTTGCACAGGTAACTAATGGCAGGCATTTTGATGAACTTGATGCGCAGGATGCAGAAACGGTACGCTACGGTGCTGCCGATTCTGATTTTGCCCTGCGACTTATGCATATTTTCAATAATTGGTTTGATCGTTTTCTTCCAAAGCATCGCTGGCTTGTGGAGAATGTGGAATCACCCACAGCGGTGTACCTTGGTATTATGAAAAACAATGGTGTGCCTGTGAATCTGCCGTTGATGAAGCAGAGGAAGGATGAAGCGGAAAAAGAGATGGAGCGTATCCGTACGGAAATTGGAGTCATGATTGGAGACGTAAAAATCGGCAGTAATTGTAGCACAAAGGCATTTAAGGACTATCTGTATCAGACGCTCGGACTACCTGTGCTTAAAACAACGGAATCCAATAAAGAGGCGGCAGACGATGCTGCCATGACCATGTTAAAAGAGTGGTGCGATGAGAACCGCCCGGAACTGTCTAGCCTGTTTACATTGGTGCAGGAGTATAGAAAGTGGGGAAAGATTAAGTCTACCTATATTGATGGGTATCTGAAACACATTGATTCGGCTACAGGGAGAATCCATCCGAATTTTTATGCTTTATCTACGGATACTGGGCGCTTTAGCTGCAATCAACCAAACTGCCAGAATATGCCCCGTAAGGCCAATGACCCAATTGGGGTGCGTAACTTTATCGCAGCCCCCAAAGGGCAGCTGATTATCAGCTGTGACTATAGTCAGATTGAACTTCGTGTCGGTGCCCATTACTGCCAGGATCCGACTATGATGCAGACCTACAGCACTGGTGGAGATATTCACGCAGCTACTACGGTGGTTATATTTGGCTGTTCATATGAGGAGGCAAAGGATAAAAACCATCTGGGATATAAGGAGCACAGAACGATTGCGAAAAATGTGAACTTCGGTACATTCTATGGCCTGTTTCCAAGAGGACTCCAAAAAACACTCAAGTTTAAGGCGGGGGTTGTTAAATCCGTCTCGGAATGTGAAACCATTATCCGAAATCTGAAAGCAGGATATCCGATGCTAACTACCTGGCAGGAAGAAACCAGGTATGAGGCGTCCCGAAGAATGTATTCTGAGACAAGGCTTGGCAGAAGAAGGTATCTCCCTAATATCAACAGCACCGATTGGGGGAAGAAATCTTTTGCTGAACGCTGTAGCATGAATACCCCTATCCAGGGGACGGCGGCAGATATTTTAAAGCTGGCACTCGGCAGAATCTTAAATGGTCTGCCAGAGCGGCCTTGGCTGAAACCTATCCTTCAGATTCACGATGAATTAACATTCGTTATTCCGAAGGAACGTCTGGAGGAAACGGTCACTTACATCAAAGAATGTATGGAATCGAAGCCTTTTATGGAATTCGACCTTCCCCTTGTGGCAGAGGCATCTGCAGGCGAGACCTTCGGTACGATGGAGGAATTGGAGGATTAAGTTATGTATAGAAATTATGAAGGATACTCAGACCCTACAGCCGGACAGGCTGTGGGGCAGATTATGCGTGAGTATAAGAAGGAACAGAGAAAAAAATGGAATTATCAGCATGAGATGAAGAACCGCAGGAAGGTCTACGTGGCTTCAAAATATGCCGGAAATATTGATGAGAATGTGGCAAAGGCTGTTATCTATTGCAGGTATGTAATCAATAAGAACTGTATGCCTGTGGCGAGTCATCTAATGTATCCGGGCATATTAGATGATTCTGTTCCGACAGAGCGTGAGATGGGGTTGATGTTCGGACTGGCACTTTTGGAAGTCTGCGATGAAGTCTGGTGCTTTGGAGAAATTTCTCTCGGCATGGAACATGAAATCAGAGAAGCAAATAAACTGGGCAAGCGTGTACGCTATGTGAAGGAGGTGGCCTGATGGATATATCCGCACAGGAAGTCCTGCAAAGCCTGTTTAATCCGGATGATACCGTCTGCTTCCGTGTCTTTGATGATAAGAAAACAGGCACATTTACTGGACAGAAACTGTCCGTGGAATGTGGAAAATATCAGTCAATAGAAACTGTCTTGCAGCAGCATAATACATTGAATCGTGGCATCTTTTTTGTAGTCAATTTTGGTGGGCATGATGATGAGAGTATTACCCGTATCAATGCACAGTTTGTCGAATGCGATGACCTTTCTTTTGAGAAACAGCAAATACAAATTGATGCCTTTCACCTGCCTCCGTCCATGATTATTAAGACGCAGAAATCTCTCCATACTTATTGGTTCATGAAGAATGCGGAGGTAGCCAAGTTTCGGGGTATTCAAAAACAGCTGGTGCAGCACTTTTCAGGCGACCCGAGGTGCGTGAATGAAAGCCGCGTTATGCGTTTGCCGGGATTCAATCACTGTAAGGGCGAGCCTGTCATGGTAGAGTGTGTCTTATTTCACCCAGAACGCAAATATACACAGGAGCAATTATCTGATGTTCTGCCTCAGATAGAAGAAAAAATCGTAGAGAGCAAACACGGGTCTGAAAAAGGACTGAACATAGTTCTTCATGAATGTGATTTTATCAAATATTGTAAGGACAATGCAGCATCGCTTTCAGAGCATGACTGGTATGCTATGATCGCCAATTTGGCTGTGTTTGAGGGGGGTACAGAACTGATTCATAAACTGTCTGCACCCTATCCGAATTATGATACAGTCAATACGCAGAAGAAAATCAATCATTTCTTGGAATCCGGAACAAGACCGATGACATGTCAGACCATTGCGGAAAAGGGATTTAAATGCCAACGCATGGAAAATGACCAGTGTAAGTGCAAGGCCCCTGCGGCACTTTGTTATCAGCCGATGAGCATTGATGGACTTCGTGCCGTCATTGCAGCCATGCCTGTAAAAAATGCCGTGGTGGATGATATTCAGACGGCCAGATTATTTGTGGAAGAGTATCTGTATAACGAGGATTCCGTGACTGCCGAAACCATCATCAATTATGAAGTGAAGGGACACTTTGGATTTAAAAACACGGATTTAAAACCGCTTATTATGCTATATAAAACAAGGAGCAAGGAATATACGGCTGGATTAAAAGCCAGAAAGAACCGTGTGGAGATGGAGTTTCCTATCTGGTATGAGCCTACAGAGCGTGGCGTAAAGTTTCTGCCCGGAGTGCTTGCGGAGCATTTGGCTGAGACGGAAAATGTATTCTTTGCCGCTGAGCAGTATTATCTGTACCAGAATGGCGTTTATCGTGAGATGCAGGAACTGGAGGCGCAAAAGATGGTACGGGAGAAAATGATATCCCGTGAGGTCAAGATGAATCAAATCACCGATGCCGAGCGTCAATGGCGTTTATTGGTGCAAAAAGACATCCGGGAGCTCAATGCAAATCCCTTCATCATCAATGTGAAAAACGGTCTTTATAATGTGCTGGACGATATACTTACCGAACACATCACGGACTACTATTCGACTGTGCAGTTAAATGTATCGTATGAAAAAACGGCTGCTTGTCCCCGTTTTACGCAGTATCTGCATGAAGTTTTGGCTGATGACCAAATCCCACTGATACAGGAGATGCTTGGATATTTCCTTGTGCCGATTACCCGTGCGCAGAAGTGCTTTGTCATCGTTGGAGAAGGCGGTGCAGGAAAATCACAGCTTCTGCTTGTGTTAAATGAGATACTGCTTGGCAAGGGCAATGTGTCAAATGTATCCTGGCAGGCATTGAATGAGCGTTTCAAGACAGCAGAATTATTTGGGAAACTGGCAAACATCTTCGCTGACCTTCCAACCAAGAATATTGAAGATAATGGTATCTTCAAGGCACTGGTTGGCGAGGATTATCTGACCGTGGAAAAAAAGAACAAGAATCCGTTCTCGTTTCAGAGCAGTGCAAGGCTTCTATTCTCCTGCAACACGATACCGAGAAATTATGGAGACAAGTCGGAAGGCTTTTATCGCCGTCTGATTATAGTCCGCTTTGATCATGCTGTGCCGGAACAGATGAAAGACCCGGAGTTATTGGATAAGCTGCAGCTTGAAGCAGATGGCATTTTTCTCTTTGCCCTGGAAGGATTGAAACGCCTCATCAACAAGCATTATCGGTTTTCTGAAACAAAAGCAAATAAAGCGGAATTACAGCAGTACCGGGAAGAAAGCGACAGTGTGCTGTCATTTGTAAAGGATTGCTGCGTGGTTGATGTGAACCACGATACAGGATCCACAGAATTGTTTACCGCTTATAAAAGGTACTGTGAGGAATGCGGTCTGAGACCATATTCGCAGAAAATGTTTGTGGGACGGCTGATTGCAGGTACGCCAGGCACAGCTCGAGGAGTGGATACTCTCGGTAAAAGAAGAATTATCAAAGGAGTCAGTATTGGAGAAATATTAGGATAAGCATAGATATCAGACCCGTGTCCTCATTGTCGCGGGTCTGTCCCTGTTTACCATAAGTCATTTGACACAAATGACGTGTTCTTACACAAAAATCCTATTTCTTTATATTTATTACTAAAAATACACACACTCATATTTTGCGTATGATTTTTATAAAGATAGGAATTTAGGTGTCTAATGTGTCTAAGTGTAAGAAAATCAAGGAGGTTGTTTGACACATGAGAGAATCGGATATTGTAAAGAAGATATTGAAATACCTAAAAAGCGTAGAGGGTTGTTTTTTCTGGAAAGAACATGGAGGGATGTATGGCACAGCAGGCATCCCGGACATCATTTGCTGTTATCGTGGCCGCTTCATCGGATTCGAAGTTAAGACCGATGTGGGAGAACCTACCAAACTTCAGCTGTCAGCAATTCGCAAGATAAAGGCTGCCGGAGGGAATGCGCTGGTGGTTCGCTCCGTGGAAGAAACCAGAGCCGTGATTGAGGATGTTCCATGATAAGACAGGCTGTCTGTTATACACCAACCGTAAATCTTATTGATTGGAGGAACAAGAATATGTATGCAAGACAAAACAGTGGCTTCTCCGTTTCTTCGGAAGATGGATATGCCCAACTTGGTAATGCAATTATTTTGCAGGCGGTTCGTGATTACAGAGATGCCATCAAGAAATTGAAGAGGTTTCCCTACGATGATTCAGCACAATGTGTAAAAAGCGAAGTAGAGAGATTCTTCCGTGGCGGATTGTTTTCTGTTATCACGGAACTTTCCCCGAATATGCTGATTCGAAAACTGAATGAGGAGGTAGCTGAACATGAGTAAGAAAATGACAGCAAAGGAATATTTGGGACAGACTTACCGTCTCGACCAGCGTATCGATAGCAAGATAGAGCAGGTATCATCCCTGCGTACATTGGCAACGAAGGCTACAAGCACCATCAGCGATATGCCGGGCAGTCCTACCCGTAATACCCACCGCATGGAAGACATTGTAGTGAAAATCATTGAATTGGAAAATGAGATTAATGCAGATATTGACCTTCTTGTAACACTTAAAAAAGAGGTGCCGAAGGTGATTGACAGTGTTAGCAATGTGGATGAACGGTTAGTTCTTCGTTATCGTTACGTGCATAATCTCACCTGGTTGAAGATTGGGGATGCACTGAATGCGGATGAGCGCACAGTTCGCAGATGGCATAACCTGGCACTTGCTCATATCACAATCCCCCAAAAATGCACTGTGATAAGAAATATGCCGTAAATGTCCGTAGATGTCCATATGGGTAATGTGTTATAGTATAATTAGCAAAAAAGATAAAGAGAAAAAGCCTTCACGGGAAAAACCCGCGAGGGCTTTTTTATTGGGAGGAAAGCTATGGATAAGATAAACCATCCGCAGCACTACACTAACGGCAAAGTAGAATGCATTGATGCCATTGAGTCTGCTACTGCAGGCCTTAAGGGTATCGAAGCCGTGTGCGTGGCTAACGTAATTAAATATGTGTGGCGGTTCAAGTTAAAGAATGGTGCTGAGGACTTAAGGAAAGCCATGTGGTATCTTGAACGGCTGATAGCAGGGAGTGAAGAAAATGCCAAGAAGGCCTAAGACACCGTGTCGATATCCTGGCTGTCCGGAACTTGTGGATGGAAGGTACTGTGAGAAGCACCAGAAGATAATGGATGCTCGGTATGAGAAATATGATAGGAGCTCAGCCACAAAGAAACGTTATGGCAGAGGCTGGAAGAGAATAAGGGATAGATACATTGCCGCGCATCCTTTGTGTGAGCAGTGCATCAAAGAAGGACGCATTACTGTAGCTACTGAAGTTCATCATAAGTTGCCGCTATCGAGAGGCGGAACGCATGACGTGAGAAACCTCATGGCCTTGTGTACCCCGTGCCACTCCAGAATCACTGCTGAGTCTGGAGACAGATGGCACAAACGCAGAAAGTACGATAAACATAGCTACAAAACTAAATATTAAGAACAAAACGCTAGGACGTAGAACACATAAGGGGCAGGGGCGGTCTAAATCTCTAAACCTAGACTGCAAGCCAACGGGCGTGGGGTGTTACGCAAAAAATAAGCGAAATCAAAAGGGCAATTAAGGAAGGTGTAAAAGGGTGGCCACAAAATCGAATAATATAGGCGGGCGGGGAGGCAAGAGACCTGGTGCCGGACGCAAGAAATCAGCTGTTTTAGAAAAAGCGCAGGCAGGAAATCCGGGAGGCAGAAAGCTGGAAGTGTTAGATATACCAGAACTTGAGGGCGTTGAAATGCCCAAGCCTCACGATTTCCTATCTGCTGAACAAAGAGATGGCAGTGACCTGCAGGCCACTGAAATATATAAAGAAACGTGGGAATGGCTTAAGAAAATAGGCTGCAGCGGAAAAGTATCACCGCAGCTCTTAGAGCGTTATGCCATGTGCAGCGCACGTTGGGTTCAGACGGAAGAGATGACCAGTAAACTTGGTTTCCTTTCTAAGCATCCGACTACGGGCAAGCCTATTCCTTCGCCTTTTATCAATATAGGACTTAATTATATGAACCAGGCCGTGAGGCTATGGAACGAGATATTCCAGATTGTTAAAGAGAACTGCAGCACAGATTACAGTGACGCAGCTCCACAGGACGATTTGATGGAAAGACTCTTAAGGGCCAGGGAGAGAAGATGAAATCAGAACTGCAGAAATTCATGAAAGACTTAAAAGCAGCAAGAAAGTATATAAGCCGGCAGCAGCTTCTGACCTTTAAGGGCCAAGCTCTAGCCGGCAATATTGCCGGGGCTAGAAAAGGGCTTACTAAGATAATGGGGAGGGAATACGCCTAATGGAATTCGCAAAGAAAAAAGTAACAGAACTAATACCGGCAGACTACAATCCGCGTAAAGATTTAAAGCCGGATGATGTCGAGTATAAAAAGTTAAAACGGTCTTTGGAGCAGTTCGGATATGTAGAACCAGTTATTTGGAACAAGACTACTGGCAGAATCGTAGGCGGTCATCAGAGATTAAAAGTGCTCATTGATATGGGCATCACGGAAGTTGAGTGCGTGGTTGTTGAACTTGATGAAACTAAGGAAAAAGCTCTTAATATTGCGCTAAATAAGATTTCCGGCGAATGGGACAAGGACAAGTTAATGCTTGTTATCGCAGATTTGCAGGGAGAAGATTTTGATGTTTCCTTGACCGGCTTTGATGCCGTTGACCTGGACAGTCTTTTTAAAGATTCAGAGCGTGACAGTGTTAAAGACGATGACTTTGATGTGGATGCAGAGCTTAAGAAACCGGCTATTACAAAGCAGAATGATGTGTGGATATTAGGAAACCACAGGCTTGTCTGCGGTGACAGCACCAAAGAAATAACATACAAAGTGCTTATGGAGAAAACTAAAGCAAACTTGGTAGTTACGGACCCTCCGTACAATGTCAATTACGAAGGAACCGCAGGAAAGATTAAGAACGATAATATGAATAATGACAGCTTTTACAAATTTTTGCTGGACGCTTTTATGAACACCGAGAAGTTCATGGAAAGCGATGCCAGCATTTATGTTTTTCATGCGGATACAGAAGGCCTGAACTTTAGAAAAGCTTTTAGTGAGGCAGGCTTTTATTTGTCGGGTACCTGTATCTGGAAGAAACAGAGTCTCGTCTTAGGGCGGTCACCTTACCAGTGGCAGCATGAACCGATTTTGTTTGGATGGAAGAAAACGGGACATCACAAGTGGTATGCGGACAGAAAGCAGTCCACAATCTGGGAATATGACAGACCCAAGAACAATGCCCTGCATCCGACCATGAAACCGGTTAACCTTTTGGCTTATCCGATTCTGAATTCTTCCATGAGCAATGCAGTTGTCTTAGATCCCTTTGGCGGGTCAGGAAGTACTCTCATTGCTTGTGAACAGACACACCGGTTATGCCGCATGGTGGAATTAGATGAAAAGTACTGTGATGTAATTGTACATCGCATCATACAATACAAAAAAGAAAACGATAAGGACTACAATCCGGACCAGGAAATAACTTTAATTCGTGGTGGGAAGAAATATAAATTGTCTGAAGTGGAGATAAATGATGGAGAAAAATAAGACACTTACCCTCGGCAGCCTTTTTGACGGCTCAGGGGGGTTCCCCTTGGGGGGGCTGCTTTCCGGCATAATGCCTGTCTGGGCATCGGAAATAGAGCCGTTTCCCATACTGGTTACAACTAAACGAATGCCGTTCATTAAACACTATGGTGATATTTCTAAAATGAACGGAGCTGAGGTAGAGCCAGTCGATATAATAACATTTGGTTCTCCTTGCCAGGATATGTCCTTGGCAGGGAAGAGGGCGGGACTTGATGGTTCACGCTCAAGCCTTTTTTATGAGGCAATAAGAATCGTGAAAGAAATGAGGTACAAGACAAATGGGAAATACCCAAGATACATCGTCTGGGAAAATGTCACGGGAGCATTCTCCTCAAACAAAGGCGAAGACTTCCGTACTGTCCTTGAGGCGGTCGCATCCGTCGCTGAGGAAGTTCCCAAGGTGCCTATGCCTGAGAAAGGTGGATGGCCATACGCTGATGTGCTCATGGGAGACGGATGGAGCATTGCGTACAGAACTTTTGACGCTCAATACTGGGGAGTACCCCAGCGTAGACGCAGAATCTACCTTGTCGCAGATTTTGCAGGACAAAGTGCCAAGGAAATATTATTTGAGCCAGAAAGCATGTCAGGGGATACTGAACAGGGCAAGGAGCAGGGGAAAGAAACTGCCTGCCATACTGGAAGAAGCATTGATGGCACAGGCAGAGACGGATGCAAGGAGCTAGTACTTAATGACCAGGGCGGGCAGAGGATGGATGTAACCATGGGAGTAACACAGACTTTGCGGGCAACAGCCAATCATCCGCCGCTAGTTTTTGAGAACCATGCCCAGGACTCAAGGTACACAGGACCTTTAGATAAATCACAGACAGTGCTTGCCACTTTTGGCACGGGAGGCAATAATCAGCCTTTCGTGGTTGAGAACTTTTGGTGCTTTGATGTGCGTTTCACTTCCTTGGGAACGCAGAACAAAAGGCACAACTGCTATGAGACAAAAACCGCAAGAACAATAGACACGGGAGGCAATGCCCCTGACTCTAATCAGGGTGGTGTTGCTGTCGTTTCTTTGCAGGGGTCTATGATTGGCCGGAGCGAAAAGAGCGGGCCGCAGGGTGATGGGATAAACAAGGATGTGTCATTCACGCTTAACACAGTTGACCGCCATGCAGTGGTATATGCCCTTGACCGTGTGACCACAGACGGCAGCAGAAAGTACAAGGGAACAATGGGCATAACAGACAATGGGGTAAATCCTACGCTCATAGCAAGGGGGCCGACTTCTGTGGGAGTCCCTACCTATTCCATGACCACGGGCAGCTTTGCCCAGGTTAATAAGGAAAAGGCTCCCACGCTTGCGGCTAGGGACTATAAGGATGCTCCTATTGTTAATGCTGGGCAGAATCCCAGATATATAGTCCGCAGGCTCACACCTACAGAGTGTGCAAGGCTGCAGGGATTCCCTGACAGCTGGTGCAGCAACCTTGGGACGGAAAATACTACAATGGATGAGCTGCGTTTTTGGTACAACGTTTTTGCTGATTACGGCAGGGTGATGGGGAAAAAGCCGAAGAGCCTTAAAGCTATAAAGACATGGCTTAAGAATCCTCATTCCGATAGTGCTGAATATAAAATGTGGGGTAACGGATTATGTCTTAATATCGTGGCTTTTATTTTACAAAGAATACAAGATATCTCACAGATATGACTTGATATTATGCACAGAATAAGTGATATATGTAGTACCAAAACAAAAGAGGAGGTACTGCAGAATGAGAATTAATTACAACGTAAAAGGAAACGAAAGGAAAGAATTAGTGAAGGCGGTCAGCGAGGTTTTGATTTGCAAGGCTAAGTACTTGGGAGCACCGAGTTTTTCCTACGAAGCAGGCGGCTGCACAATTGACAGAAATGGGGTTGTTGAAACTCCTAAAGTCAGTGACTTCGCAATAAAGAGTTTCATTGAGGACTTGGCTGCGAAAGGGTTTACTGCTGAACAGGAAACTGTAGAAGAAGCTGAAACGGATGAGGAACCGCAGCAAATAGCCCTCACCATTCAGATGCCAAAGACGCTTTTTACACCAGAGTCCATTGAAAACCTTAACAGGCTGCTCGAAGCCAAGGGAACCCTGATTCAAAAGGCACTAGGCCTTCAGGAACTTCCCGAGGCGGTAGACGAAGGCGACAAGCTTTCCTTCCCATGGTTCAAGGTAGACCAGAAGGACGCAGATTTGGTTGAAGCCTACGGTAAGCTGGTATGCGCTTTGTGCGACATGGCTAGCAAGCAAAAGCGGGTTACAACAAAAGAGCAGCATCCTGCCAACGAAAAGTATGCATTCAGATGTTTCTTGCTGAGGCTAGGCTTCATAGGCTCGGAGTGCAAAAAAGTCAGATCCACATTGTTAAAGAACCTAAGCGGTTCTTCAGCCTGGAAGGATGGTGTTAAACATGAGAATGCCTAGCCGAGAGATTGTGGAACAGCTGAGAAAAGATTACCCAATCGGCTGCAAAGTGAAACTTCTAAAAATGGATGATGCCCAGGCACCTCCACTAGGCACCAAGGGAACTGTTGTAGGAGTGGATGACACCGGTTCGATAATGGTTGATTGGGACAACGGCTCGGGACTTAACGTTGTGTACGGAGAGGACTACTGCAGGAGGATAAGCCATGAATAAAACTAAAATTAAAAAACAGATACTCGCCATCCGTGCCACGGGCAAAACCAATATGTTTGATACCAATATGGTGCAAGTTATCGCAAATGCCAACGGTTACTATGAACTAGTTATTTTCATTGAAGAACACAAAAAAGAGTATGTGCAATTCATCCTTACGGGAGAACTGTAGAAGTATACGGTATCTTTCACTGTATTCGCTTGCTATTATTGTGCGAAAAGAGTGATTAATACACTAAGCAAAGAACATAAGGAGGAATGCACAATGTGGTCAGAAGGAACGATTTTAATTCGAGGCAAGGTTTACAGGTACTCTGTAAAGCACTATGAATTGAGTTCTGATTATGGGATTAACAGAGGCAGGATTTCCAAGCTTTTTGTAACAAGAGAAGACATGGTAGTTTTGAACTATGATCGGGGCTGGGATACGGTAGCTGAAGATGAAGGCACGGAGCTTTGCCTAGCAATTTTGATGAAGAAGTATAACTGAGGATTATACATATATAACCTACGGTTATATCAGGAGGCTACGAAATGAAAACCCAAAGTGAACTTTCAATAATTGGCAAAAAGACTGAAGAATTACAAGAGCTGCTTGGAAATATTAGTTGTGAGACTATTGATGAACTCAAGAAACAAAAGGGGAAAGTCGAATATAAGTATGATGATTTTGAGAAACTGAGCCGGCTTTTCGGTGAGGTCGAGTACTTATTTGATATTCTGGACGGCAAGGATCCGACAGAATTAGAAGAATAAAATTAAAGTATACGAGATACTTGCACATATTTGCTTGCTATTAGTGTTGAAAATAGTGATTAATACACTAAGCAAAAAACTTAAGGAGGCAAGCAAAAATGAAAAAAATTTACTGGATTGAGGATTTAAAGGCAAAGGGAGAATTCAAACTTAGCGACCATAAAATCAACTACGCAATTTACTGGGCATACAATGAAAGTCTGGAAGCAGAGAATGAAACACTTAATTTCGGGGATGTTATTTGGGAGCATGATACAGAGACAATAATTGCATTTTGCAAGGAGAATAACATAGGTCACATCACAATAAGCAGCACATTCTCAGGACTTATTAATGTTTTAGCAAAACTTGAAGAGCTAGGCTGCAAGATGGACGGACTCACAAAGGTCAATAAACGCTGGACGGACATTGCAACGGGCAAGCATGAGCAGATTCCCGCAATCAAAATCATCATTGGATAGGAGGAAGCTTATTATGAACGATGAGAAACTTACGAAAGAGTACATGATAAGGAACTTCTGGAAGGAATACATTGAAGGTTCCGGTTGGGAGCCGGGCAGCGAGGATGAGGGCTCAATGAAAACCATCTGGGAAGATGTGCTTGACTCCCTTATTGAAGATGGCTACCTGCCTGATAAAGCTAAGAAGTGGGAATGCCCATACACAGAAAAAGGGAAGCTGAAAAAGAAGTTTGCTAAATATTTTTAAACAAAAAAGACACAGGGCCTTAAGGCTCTGTATCTCGTAGAGTCGCTGAGAAGCGGCTATTTTTTATGCCCGAAGGGAGGGGAGGCCGTTGAAGTGATGAAAAAGCTAGAAAAATATAAGCCTACGAAGTTCATGGCCGAGGACTCTGTTTATGATAAAGCGGCAGCAGATTATGCCGTTGGTTTTATAGAGTGCCTGCACCATACCAAAGGCACCTGGGCCGGTAAACCTTTCGAGCTTATAGACTGGCAGGAAAAGATTATACGCGACCTCTTTGGTACGCTTAAGCCAAATGGGTATAGGCAGTTTAACACGGCGTATATTGAGATAGCTAAAAAGAACGGGAAGTCTGAACTTGCTGCTGCTGTTGCACTTCTCCTGTGTTGTGGAGATGGGGAGCAAAGGGCAGAAGTTTATGGCTGCGCGGCAGACCGTGGCCAGGCTACTATCGTATTTGACGTGGCAGCCGACATGGTAAGAATGTGTCCTGCCTTAAATAAAAGGGTTAAGATACTGGCCTCTCAAAAGAGGCTTATTTATTTGCCCACTAAAAGCTTTTATCAGGTTCTTTCTGCTGAGGCTTACTCCAAGCATGGTTTTAATATTCATGGAGTTATCTTTGATGAGCTGCATACCCAGCCAAATAGAAAACTTTTTGATGTAATGACTAAAGGTTCAGGCGATGCCCGTATGCAGCCTTTGTACTTTCTTATTACTACAGCAGGAACGGATACCAATTCCATCTGTTATGAGACTCACCAGAAGGCTAAGGATATATTGGTGGGCCGCAAGCACGACAAGACTTTTTACCCTGTTATTTACGGTGCTAATGAAACAGACGATTGGACCAGCCCTGAAGTATGGAAAAAGGCAAATCCCTCTCTTGGTATAACCATTGGCATGGATAAGGTCATAGCAGCCTGTGAGTCAGCAAAAGAAAATCCGGGTGAAGAGAATTCCTTTAGACAGCTGAGGTTAGACCAATGGGTAAAGCAGTCCATTCGGTGGATGCCAATGGCAAAGTGGGATGCCTGTGCTTTCCCTGTAAATGCTAAAGACTTGGAAGGGAGAATGTGCTATGGCGGTCTGGACTTATCTTCTACCACAGATATAACGGCTTTTGTTCTCGTGTTTCCACCTGAGGACGAAGACGATAAATATATAATCCTGCCATATTTCTGGGTACCAGAGGAAACGCTAGACCTTAGGGTAAGACGTGACCACGTGCCTTATGACATCTGGCAGAAGCAGGGTTTCATTCAGACTACAGAAGGGAACGTGGTGCATTATGGCTACATAGAGCAGTTCATAGAAAAGTTGGGCGAGAAGTATAACATAAAGGAAATAGCCTTTGACCGTTGGGGTGCTGTGCAAATGACGCAGAACCTTGAGGGCATGGGTTTCACTGTTGTACCTTTTGGCCAGGGCTACAAAGATATGTCCCCACCGACCAAGGAACTAATGAAGCTGACGCTAGAGCAGAAACTTGCTCATGGCGGGCATCCTGTATTGCGTTGGATGATGGACAACATCTTCATTCGGACGGATCCTGCCGGCAACATCAAAGCTGATAAGGAAAAGTCCACGGAGAAAATAGACGGTGCCGTAGCTACTATCATGGCATTGGACAGAGCATTAAGAAATGATGGCGGAGGTGGTTCTATTTATGACGGAAGAGGACTTTTGGTATTGTGATATAAGATGCCTAAGGGTATAATAATAGCATAAAATACTTTTGGGGGGTGTTATTTTGAAAGGTAAAATTTCAAAAAAGACTTTTGTGAGTGTTTTGATGATACTGTGTTCCATGATTTTTAACACTTTTGCACTTGCTTATCCAGGAGAGATGAATAGTGCAATGAGACGATTAAATTATATGCAGGGAAGCTGGTACGATTTATCAGGGAGAGAGGCATATTTGTTTAGCAATGGAACTGTTAACGGGTATCAGATTAATAATTTGTATGATGTTGCAGGCGGTGGCGGAGACTTTGGGTGTAAATTGGGCGTCATTGTTAACGGAAACCAAGAAGCATGGCAATTGAGTTTCACAAATTTATCTGCTGGCCCAAGTGATTATCATCAATATATGACAATTGCTCAAAATGTTTATAGAAGATCTTCTAGTCCAAGGTATTATGAGTCAATAGGTGGAATATTTTTAGGAATGCCTTTGAACCAACTTCTTTCTTTGTATGGGAAACCTTCGCTTGCCAGAAACAATGGGCATGGTTTATTAAACCTTGGATATGCGAATCTGGGCTTAGAGATAGATGTTAGGCATAACATAGTTACCCAGATTACTATTTATCCTTTTGGGGATAGAGCATTTGATAGAAGTGGATTAAACGCTAATAATACTGCTTCAGAGTATGCTGATGCTTATGGTATGAATAGACAACCTGGAAATTATGCCACGGGAATTGGTTATAAAGAGTATATTTGGTTTAGAGAATCTCCCAAAAGCGTAACTTTAAGTTTATATTGGAATTAAAATTTGTTTCATCAAGCACTTATGCAAATAGCATAGGTGCTATTTTTATGCCCAAAATTAAGGAGGTGGTCGAGATTTTCAACTCAATAAGCAAAATTTTCAAATCAAGAGATAAACCAATGAACAGCTTGGGGAGATACTTCTTCTGGGGAAGTTCCTCAAGCGGCAAGATGGTGACGGAACGTTCTTCCATGCAGATGACGGCGGTATATTCCTGCGTCAGGATTCTGGCGGAGGCGGTGGCAGGCCTACCGCTTCACATGTATAAGTACAATGACAGCGGTGGCAAGGAAAAAGCGACGAGCCATCCGCTGTATTTTTTACTTCATGATGAGCCTAACCCGGAGATGACTTCCTTTGTTTTTAGGGAAACACTAATGACACATCTTTTACTGTGGGGTAATGCCTATGCCCAGATTATTCGTAACGGCAAAGGCGAAGTTGTGGCCCTGTACCCACTAATGCCTAACCGCATGACCGTGGATAGGGATTCACAAGGAAGGCTCTACTACCAATACTACCGTGGCCTGGACGAAGCGAAAATCAACAAAGAGAACATTGTGGTTTTATCGCCACAGGATGTTCTGCATATTCCGGGTTTAGGTTTTGACGGTATTATCGGCTATTCTCCTATAGCAATGGCCAAGAATGCTGTGGGAATGGCTATAGCCTGTGAGGAATACGGAGCCAAGTTCTTTGCTAATGGGGCAGCGCCAGGAGGTGTGTTAGAGCATCCGGGTATCGTAAAGGATCCGGAGCGGGTAAGGGAGAGCTGGAACTCCGTGTATCAGGGAACTGGCAACGCCCATAAGATAGCAGTCCTGGAAGAAGGCATGAAATATACACCGATTGGTATTTCGCCAGAACAGGCACAGTTTTTAGAAACAAGAAAATTTCAGATTAACGAGATAGCTCGAATTTTTAGGGTACCGCCTCATATGGTAGGAGACCTTGAGAAGTCGAGCTTTTCTAATATAGAACAGCAGTCCCTAGAATTTGTGAAATACACTTTAGAGCCGTGGCTCGTGCGTTGGGAGCAGGCAATGGTAAGAAGCCTCCTGTCTCGTGAAGCCAAAAAGGAATATTTCATAAAGTTCAACGTAGACGGTCTTTTGCGTGGCGATTACCAGAGCCGTATGAGCGGCTATGCCGTGGCTAGGCAAAACGGCTGGATGAGCGCCAATGATATCAGGGAGATGGAGAACCTAGACCAGATACCGGAAGAAGAAGGCGGTAATTTATACCTTGTGAATGGGAATATGGCCAAGCTTTCTGAGGCGGGACTTGCGTATGAAAAACAGAAAAAGGAGGGAACCAATGAAGAAGTTTTGGAAGTGGAAAAACAAAACAGTAACAAACAAAGAAAATGAGGAAGTTGAGGAAAGAACCTTGTTCTTAAACGGCACTATTGCCGAGACATCCTGGTTTGACGATGATGTGACGCCTAAAATCTTCAAAGATGAGCTTATGGCGGGTACTGGTGACATTACCATCTGGATTAATTCTCCCGGCGGTGACTGCGTGGCAGCAGCACAGATATACAACATGCTCATGGAATACAAAGGCAATGTGACGGTCAAAATTGACGGTATGGCTGCAAGCGCGGCCTCGGTTATTGCCATGGCGGGAACGAAGGTCCTTATGTCTCCCGTGTCCATGCTCATGATTCATAACCCGGCCACTCTTGCCTTTGGTGACAAGTCAGAATTTCAAAAGGCAATCGACATGCTCTCTGAAGTTAAGGAGAGCATTATTAATGCCTATGAGATTAAGACGGGCCTGCCAAGGGTAAAGCTTGCCCATCTTATGGATGACGAAAGCTGGATGAATGCCAATAAGGCATTGGAATTAGGATTTGCTGACGACATCATGAAGCGGGAAGACAAGGACGGAGTAGAGCAGCCGGAAGTATCCATGTTGTTTTCAAAGACTGTTGTGGTAAACAGCCTGAAAGATAAAATTACCAAAATGTGCCATATTGAGGCACCCGAACCAAAGGAACGCTCGGTAGATGACTGCCTGGCTGAACTTAATAAACTGAAACACCACATTTGAGGAGGAATAAAACTATGAATATTATTGAATTACGTGAGAAAAGAGCAAAGGCATGGGAAGCAACCAAGGCATTTTTGGAATCCCATAGAACAGAAAAAGGCACCCTTACTGCTGAGGATGATGCCACCTATGGACGTATGATGAAAGACATTGACGACTTGGGCAAGGAAATCCAGCGGATGGAAAGACAGGAAGCCTTAGATAAAGAAATGGCTAAACCCATTAACATTCCTATCACCGGCAAACCTGGACAGGGAGAGGAAGACGAAAAGGCGAAACCTGCCAGAGCCAGAAAAGACTATGCAAAAGATTTGTTAAAAGCTATGCGCACCAATTTTAAACAGGTAAGCAACCTCCTGCAGGAAGGCGTGGACGCAGACGGCGGTTACTTAGTCCCTGAGGAGTACGATAAGCGCATCATCGACATCTTAGATGAAGAAAACATCATGCGTAAACTGGGACATGGTCTTACCACCAGCGGTGAGCATAAGATTAACATCGCTGCTACTAAGCCTGCTGCTGCATGGATTGAAGAAGGCGGTTCCTTAACTTTTGGGGACGCTACCTTTAAACAGATTTTGCTGGATGCCCATAAGCTTCATGTAGCCATCAAGATCACCGAGGAATTGCTCTATGACAATGCCTTTAACCTTGACAGCTATATCATTACTGAATTTGGCAAGGCTCTGGCTAATGCGGAAGAAGACGCCTTCTTAAACGGAGATGGCACAGGAAAGCCTCTGGGTCTGTTCGCGGAAACAGGTGGTGGGGACGTGGCAGGTACTTTAACTGCGGCTATTAAGTCTGACGATATGCTTGACTTGGTATATGCCTTAAAGCGTCCTTACAGAAAATCTGCGTCCTTTATTTTGAACGATACTATCTTAGCAACCTTGCGTAAGCTAAAGGACAATAATGGCGCATATATGTGGCAGCCTTCCTACCAGGCAGGAGAGCCAGATAAAATTCTGGGGTATCCCATATATACGTCTGCCTTTGCTCCTGAGAAGGCCATTTCTTTCGGTGACTACAGCTATTACAACATCGGTGACAGAGGGACTCGTTCCATCTCTGAATTAAGGGAACTCTTTGCCGGTAATGGCATGATCGCCTATGTGGCTAAGGAACGGGTGGATGGCAAGCTGGTATTGCCGGAAGCCGTGAAGATTTTAAAGCTTAAGGCTGACGCTTAAGGAGGCATAGATGGATCTCTTGGTAACAGTAGCTGAAGCTAAGGAGTACATAAGGGTTGACGGGGATGGGGAGGACGGCCTCATCTCCTCCCTTATTCTTTTGGCTCAGCAGTATGTGAATAACGTTTTAAAGTGGGAAGTCACAAAAGAGACGATGGAGCCTTCCATAAGACTTGCCATTATCCTTGTGACGGAACATTTCTATGAGGAGCGCAGTGGTGAGGATATCCCGGATGCGGTGCTTACTCTCTTAAGGCCCTACAGGAAAGTCGGGTGGTAGTAATGAACCCAGGACAGTTAAACAGCAGGATTGAACTTAAGCACTTAGTAAAAGAGGACGATGAGTCAGGCGGCTACGAGGAAAAGTATGAGACATACGCCTCGGTCTGGGCCAAAGTAGTGAATAAGACAGCTAAGAAGGAATGGGAGGCAGAAGAAGAGGTTTCTTTTGCCGATTTTGAGATAACCATCCGGTTTAGGCGGGACACGCTATATACGGACCGGATTGTCTTTGGCGAGAGGATATTTGAACAGATAGCCCCGGCCATAGACATCATGGAAAAGCACAGGTATTTAAAAATCTTAGCGAGGGAGGCAGACAAGTGACCTATTCAGAAATAAAAATCGAAGGCTACGAAAGGACTCTGTCTTTCTTTCAGACGGCAAAGCTCAGATCTTCTGACAAGGTCATGGAGATCTGTAAAAGTGGCGCCCAGGAGGTAAGGACGCTAGGTAGGAAACGGGCACCTAAGGAGACGGGCAAACTCAGGAAGAGCATCCGTGTCAAAAAGTGCAAGACAGGCGATGGCTATATGGCCAAGGCTTATTCCTACATGGCTCATTTTCATGAGTACGGCACGAAGCGGGGCATCAAGGCTAAGAAGTTCATGGACAAAGCAAGGGAAGAAGTCCTGCCGAGAGTGCAGAAGGACCTTATCCAGGCCATTAAGGATGTGGTGGATGACAAATGAACCTGCAGGATATTAACACAACCTTGTTCGCAAGGTTAAAACTAATAAAGGCATGCCCTGTGTATGACAGCGTAATGCCCAACAAAAAAAGACCGTACATAGCATTGGGCGAAACCACAAGCCTGCCCTGGGACACCAAGACCAGCAAGGGATATGAAGTATCCTGCGAGGTGCTGGTTTATTCGGACTACAAAGGAGACAAGGAAGTAAACCTCATAGCGGATGAGCTGTACGAACTTTTTAAGGATAAGCTGGTTTTGCCGGAAGGCATGAAGGTAATAAAGCAAAGCATTGAGGAAGGCTCTGTAGATAGATTAGAAGACTACAGGGAGTGCGTTTTTAATATTAGACTATTAATTTTTAAGGAGGAATGACAATGAGCGGAACACCGGTAGATGGCGTAGATTTTTTGATTTCCGTGAACACGGGCACAGACACTGAACCCAGTTATCAGGTGCTGGGTGGACAGAGAAGCGCCACTTTTAAGAGACAGGCTGACGAGATAGATGCCAGCTCTAAAACAAGCGAGGGGTGGAAAGATACTATTCCTGGCCTGAGAAGCTGGGGTATTGAGGCAGATGCGTTAATCTTAGAAAATGATGCGGCCTATGCCAAGCTTGACGAATGCTATATGAACCGTACTTATGTAATGGTTAAGTATTCCAGAAAAGATGGTTCTGCCTGGTCGGGGAAGGCAACTATCACAGATTTAAGTGAATCTTCTCCCCATAATGATGTGGCGACCTATACTCTCACATTATCCGGCATAGGTAAGCCAACCAAGGAAACGGCATAGGAGGAAGGATTAGATGAAAACTATTTACATCACATTAGGCGGAGAGGAAAGGCCTCTCCGTTATGACATAAACGCAGTAACGGATATTGAGACTGTTTTCGGGGGCAGGAGCCTTTTGACCATGCTGGCAAATCCTGCCTTCTTCGGCTTTTCCCTGATCCGTGCCATGCTGTGGGGAGGTTTAAAGCATAGGATTAAGGGCCTTACCTTAGACCGGACAGGCCTTATGATGCAGGAATACATAGAAGGCGGTGGTTCTTTGCAGGAACTTTCCGTAAAGATTAACGAGGCATTGGTTGAGGCAGGTATTTTTAAGGAAGACAAGGACGAGGAGCCTAGTGAGGGAAACCCGCCCAGTCCTGCAGTGAATACAGAAAAGAAATAGAGCCGGCTGCCCTTGTGGAACTGGGGCTTAGGCCCTGGGAAATAGGAAAGTATACAGTCGCGGAATTAAGATGCGCCTTTAAGAAAAAAGCAGAGAAGCAGAAGTCTGAATACATCTTACAGGCTCAGATGCTTGTCGCTCTTATTAACGCCTGCGGTTGTAACTTAAAGAAGGCAGTTTCATTGCAGGACCTTATAGGCTTTGAGCCTGAAAAGGAGAAGCCAAAGAAAGAAAAGACGAAAGACGAACTGGAAGACGAATTGCATTTTCTGAAGACAAAACTCAAAGGAGGCGGGGCAGATGTCGGTAGCAAGTAAGACAATGACGGTATTCGTAAGGGCGAATATCCAGAACTTTGCATCCCAGATGGGAAACGTGGAAAAAACCCTTAAGAAAACACTGGGCAAGAACGGCTACGACATGAGCCGTAAATTTGCCGAGGGCTTAGGCATTGCTGCCGCAGCCTTAGGTGCTTTCGGCGTGGCAGCCGTTAAGATGTCTGCCGACTTTGCCGCTACGAAGAAGGCTTTTAATGTGCTCTTAGGCAGTTCAGATAAAGCCCAGAAGCACTTAGAAGACCTTACCAAGTTTGCGGCTCAGACTCCTTTTGAGCTGAAAGGCTTAACCGAGGCCAGTAAGAAAATGCTGGCTTTCAAGTTTGACGTGGAGGATGTAATACCTATTCTTTCTGCCGTAGGTGACGCGGCTGCCATGTTAGGCAGCGGGCAGGAAGGCATAGACGGAATGCTCATGGCCCTGTCACAGATGAAAGCCAAGGGCAGGGCTCAGGGCGAAGAAATGCTGCAGCTTGCTGAGCGCGGCGTCAATGCTTATCAGTATCTGGCGGATTACCTGGGGACAGACATACCGGGCGTCATGGATAAGATGCGTAAAGGAGCGGTGGACAGCACCACGGCTATCAACGCTGTGGTATTAGGTATGCAGAAAGATTTTAAAGGCGGGATGAAAGGCCTGTCTGAAGAGATAAACGGTATGCTGAGCAACATTAAAGACGGCACGGAAAGCGTCATGCGTGACATAGGAAAGTCTATTACCGAGGGACTCAATATAAAGGAACACCTGAAGGAAACCACGGAAATAATAAGCGGTTTTGCCGCAGCTGTTAAAAAGCTGGGGATAAGGGAAGCAATATTACAGATGGTGCCTCCTGAGGCCATAGTCCTTATCGGTTCTTTAGGAGCCGTTATTGTGACTATCGCGGTTCCGGCTTTGGTAGCAATGGCTGCGAAAGCTCTGGCAGCTGTTCTTGCCATAGGGGGCATATCTGCTCCCGTTATCTTAGCGGCAGCGGTTATTGGTGGGGCCTTTGCCCTTATCATGGCAACTACGGATGAGCTGGGTAATCTCTGGTTTAACACCTGGGAATGGATGAAATCTACTACGTCAACTTTTGTGGATGCCATAAGCCTGTCCATCTGGAACTTTGCCAAGGACATACTGGAATACCTAAAGCCCATAATGGAGTTCTTCGGTATGACGGATACCATAAAGAACTGGACGGCTGCCGTTTCACAGGGAGTTAAGTCAAGCTCCCAAAGCCTTAATCAGTCTGCGTTAAAGAATGCGGCAGATTCTATGGGTATGGATAAAGCCTGGGCAGACACGAAAGATAAGTTGTCCGGCTCCTTGGATAAGATAAAAAGCTTTAATGTGGGAAACAACCTGGACAGCACTTTTACAGGTCTTAAGGGTACGGGAGCAGACAATGAGCAAAAGGCTCTCACCAAAGGCATAGCGAAAGACGTGTCTAAGATTGCCACCACAACTAACAACGGTAAGATCGCAGTGGATAAGATGCGCGCCCTGCAGGGTAAGATTTCCTATTATGCCCAGGATGGCACGAACTGTATGAGAACCATTGGCATGGCTTTAGAGGGAACTCCCTTTGAAGGGGTAATAGATGTTGATGTGGCCCGCGCCATTGCTGAAAAGGAAGGACTCTGGCGGGACAGTTCCTATAAGGCTCAGGCCGGGGACATAGCCATAGTAAACGACGGCTGGCATGCCACTATGGTCACGGAAAATGGCGGGACCATTCAAAACGGCGAGTCGCATAACGGGGTATGGGAATCATCCCAAAGCCCTGAGGATATGTTTGGGGGAGTTACGGGGTATATTGCCACCAGCTCCTACTTTACCAGAGCAACGGAAAGCATAGACAACCTCAAGGCAAAAACCCTGGAATGGGCAGAGACGTTAAACCGCATAAATGACAGCGCTCAGGATTTGGCCCTGGACCTTACCAGTAGAAATAAGCTGTTAGGGCTTGAGGGAGTAAGAAAGGATTACCAGGAGCTGCTTTTAGAAACAGATAAATATGCTGTTGAGCTGGGAAGAAAATACCGGGATATGGCACTTAAATTTGCCAAGGCAAGCGTACCGGAACAGGGCGCTATGATGTCAGCCTGGACAGAAAACGGTATAGCCTTTGAGGAGACAGAAAAAGGCCAAGTAAGTTTCTCACAGCAGATAGCCAGTGAACTGGTCCTTATAGAGGCAGAAAAGCAGGAGAAGATTAAAAGCCTCAACATGGAAACTAAATTATTTGAGGATGACCTTGCCAAAGCAAGAAAGGAAACAGATCTTGCCATGATGCAGGAGGTGCTATCTTCTGAGCAGGCTCTTACGGAGCTTAGAAAAGAAAATGCCAGGAGCTTCATAGATCAGTATTACGATTTATGGAAAGAAGCACATACCACATTTTCCGATTCGTTTAAAAGCGGTGTCGGAGACGTGACAGATTCCTTTGCTGATTTCTTTAAGGGAGTAATTACCGGCTCATCCAGCCTCAAAGAGTCCTTTGCGGACCTTTTAAGTTCCTTTATTTCCATGGTGGCGGAGATGGTGGCTAAGTGGGCAGCGGCGAGGGTTACTATGGGACTGTTTCAGTCCATAATGCCCCAGAACAATTCTCTCCTTGGCAGCGTAATAAGCGTAAGTGGTGGAGGGCTTAACCTTACAGGCGGATTAGACAGCTATGTATCGGCGGGGCCTTCTATTTCTATTGGAGCCGCAGCAGGGGGAGGCGTAGTGAGCGGCCTTACTCTTGTAGGCGAAGAAGGACCTGAACTAGTGAAGTTTAATAGCCTTTCCAGGGTGTTTAATAACAAGGATACGAAAGCGATGATGGGAGGCAGCAGCGTCAATATGTACGTTTCTACTCCTGACGCAGAAAGCTTCAAACAGTCCAGGGCACAGATTAGCTCCAGCCTTGCTGGCATGGTAGCGCGGGGAAGGAGGAACACGTAATGGGAGCATTATTTCATGAGGTTCGCTTTCCCTTAAGCATTGGGGCAGGGTCCACCTTTGGACCAAGCTACAGCACGGATATAGTAACCATGCCAAACGGGGCAGAGCAGAGAAATGTTAACTGGACATATCCCAGATGCTCTGGCAGTGTTTCCTTAGGGGTTAAAGAAGAAGGGGAGTTTTATAAGCTACTGACCTTCTTCCACAATAGGTGTGGCAAGGCTTTCGGGTTCCGTTTTTATGATTATTTCGACCATGAAGGGGACAGAGAGTTTTTAGGCAGGGCGGACGGAGCCACAAGAACATTCCAGCTCAAGAAATTCTACATAGATGAGGAACTGTGGATTGCCAAGGAGAGGAAGATATTAAAGCCTATCCAAGGCAGCCTGCATATTTATTTGGTAGATATAGCCGAGGATGAAGAATTAACATGGCAGAGGGCTATGGAAATAAGGGAAAACAAGGAAGGCGAAGAACAGCAATTTACCTGGCTATGTGATTACACAACAGGCAAGATTACTTTTAACGAGGCACCGGCTGTTAATAAGCTTATTCTGGCATCCTTTGAGTTTGACGTGCCGGTTCGCTTTGACACTGACTCTATGACTGCTAATTGGGAACTGGTAAAAGCCGCAGGCTGGACAGATATACCCTTGATAGAATTGAAGTTTTAGAGGATAATAAGGACATAAGATATCTTTTTGAGGTGAATAAAAATGCTGAAAAAGGTAAAGTGTCCTCATTGCGGAACATTTGATGTGGCTGAGTATTTATATGGGATGCCTGCTTACACTAAAAAATTGGAACAGGATGTTAAGAACAAAAAAATAATTATAGGTGGCTGCCTTATTAACGAATGCGCTCCTAAGTATTATTGCAATCATTGTCGTAAAGAATTCGGCTTTGAACCAACTCTTTATTCTAAAAATGGAACGGAAGAAGATTATAGAGATATAGTGGATTCTATCTATTTTAAGTGTGGAGCATGTTATGGACCATCTGGTGAGGATGAGGAGCGCGTATTCATTAAAAAACAGAAAAACAAAGAAATTATAGTCGAAGCATATACTGAGGAAGAGCATGAAGCTTTTACGTATTCTATAACGGAAGGCATGTGGGGCGAACTTTTAGATGCACTCTATTGCCAATTGTTTTTAGCTGAATGGAGAAAGCACACCTTTGTTGATCATGAAATCCAGGATGGTTCAGAATGGGAGTTACGCATTACGCTTACGAATATGAGAAAGAGGATGTATAGTGGTTTGAATGCTTATCCTCCTCTATGGCAGGAACTTGAAAATATTTTCAAACCATTTTTACATAGAAAAAATTAAAGCAGTTATAAAACAAGCATTACGTCTTATATGGCGTAGTGCTTTTTTATTAGGAGGAAACATGAGTGTTTTAAGTATTTACGGCGGTGAGGTCACGGCAGGAGATAGTGACGGCGACCTTATTACCAATGAAAGGAAACTGGCATTGAAAGGAACCAGGGGAAACCCTGTAATTTTGAGCTATGCTTTGCGTACCATAGGGGCATCCAAACCTGCCTTGGTAGTAAAAGGAACCCTTGACGGTCCGCAGAAGGAATGGTTTTCTGTATCTTTGAACGGGGAAAGCTGGAGTGACAGATTTGATATCCCATATATAGCAGGAGGGAATGTGTTGTTTTTTTTGAAGTGCGATATTCCTGAGGATGCAGATTATGGGGACAACACAAGCAATTATTTAAACTTAGACTATTTTGGAGGTGTATAGCGTTGGCTTTACATTTTTATATGAACGGGACAGCAGGTTCTCAGGACGGGGAAGAAATCAGCAATGGCGATTTCACTAACCCCGTCCTTTTTGACGGGTTTTACCCGGCAGCAGGTGTTACTTTATACAAGAAAGTACCGGTCTATATACGGGCTGATGCCGGAGAGACCTATTACCTCGTGCAGGTTGAGATACGTGGTGATTCAGCACGTAAATTTTATTTTAAGGAATGTATCGGCACTAATGGCGGAGGAAATTATGGATCTGGTTCACGCATAACTTTTGGCGGTCAATATTTCTCGCCGGGAGCAGTTATTTTGGGCGTTGTGGGTGATACTAACGTAGAGCTGAATATCTTAGCTTCTGCTAGTGGAGACGAAAGTGATAGCCCGGACCTCACTACGAAAATTTACGCAAGGAGTTGTTATAATGGCGCATCTTAAACTTTATTTAGACGGTACCCCTGGAGGAACGGACGGAGAAGAAATAACAGATGCAACTACCTTAAAAGGTATAATGACAAATAGTCACGCAAGCTATAACAACACGGGTGGTGCAATCGTTCCTATCTGTTTTCGCTGCGAAGAAGGGTTCAAGGCTACAAATGTACAGATTGTGAAGATAAGTGATGTCTCTTATCTATCAATGGTCAAAAGCAGTGGCACATATAGTTCTGTCAGTGATTTAGAGACTTTTAAACAGCTCATGGCAGCTAATTATTTTATCCATAACAGTGTTTATTCAAGTACTTTTAGTCTGACTGTAGAAAATACTAATGTGATGATTGTTTTTTGCATTTCAGCCAAGGATACTGATTCTACGGGACTTACAGATGTTCTTTCTGTTTCATATGTGGAGGATGCGGTATCATGAATGAGACTATCAGCGTGGGCATTATTGTTAGTTTAAACGAAGCAGCAGAGGAAGAAGTGCATGGAAATATAAAGCGTGTATATAGCGTAAATCCTTTAACCATTAGAATGCTGCGAACATTAAATAAAGCCACGGATGGAGAAATAACCTGTGACATCAAGAGGACATATTCAGCAGGTGGCATGAAAGTTATCATGAAGAGGACAATAGATGTGGCTGCAGATAATGAGAAAAGCGGAGACCTAGAGCGTGTATATACTTCGGGTGGTATTCGTATTAAGGCGAATAGGCTTATAAATACTCCGGTAGATAATGAACCTAAGGGAGACTTTATTCGTATTGCTTTTGTGACCTTAGCTAAAATGGCAGAAGATCATACTATCATTCTTACCGTTGAGCAGCCTTATGGTATTCCTTGGATGCAGAGCGAAATTGTGCATAGCGCCTGGTGCTGGAAGATAACAAGAACAGATGGCACAATTCTTGGCTTTACTTCTCATGATGAAGATATAAATTTTAATGGGGTTGTGTATAAGGCATCTACTGGCTTTGCTCCAACGGCAGTTTCTACCTCAGGAGATATGGCCGTGGATAACCTTGATGCACAGGGAATGTTAAAAGGCGGTTCCTTAACGGTAGAGGACTTGCGAAAAGGATTGTATACCAATGCGGCTATTGAAGTGTTTCTTGTTAATTACCAGAACCTTAAAGATGAAGTGTTCTTAATGCGCAGAGGAACCTTAGGTGAAGTAACCTATGGGAAGAATGGGTTCACGGCTGAGATAAGGGGACTTATGGAGGCATACCAGCAACAGGCAGGTAAGGTTTACCAGAAGACTTGCAGGACATGCCTTGGCAGTAGTGAATGCGGGGTATATCTTCCAAATTGGACACATAGAGGAACCGTTACCGGTATTCAGGAGGACGGTTCCTTTGTTATAAATATTTGGCAGGCTGAAGATTTCTTTTCCTACGGGGTGATAACATGGCTATCTGGTAAGAATCAGGGTTCCAGGATGGAAGTGAAAAAGTATCATGCTAACGGCAAAACTGAATTGTTCCTGCCTATGGCCTATGCGGTTAACATAGGGGACACGTTTGAAATAGTTGCTGGGTGTGACGGAAACGCTACCACCTGCCGTAGCAGATTTAATAACTTAGTGAATTTTAGGGGCGAACCGTATATAATCGGCAATTCTTATGCGGCCAGTTATCCTGTGGCAAGTTCAGATAACATTGTCTCCGAGGGAGGGGACGTCAGAGTGGGCGCATATAAGTGGGGTGATTAAGCATGAAAAGAAGTGAAATAGTCCAGGCTGCAATTAGCTGGAAAGGTACAAAGTGGCAGCATCAGCAGGCTAAGAAAGGTGTGGCTTGTGATTGCGCAGGCCTAGCAAGAGGAGTATACGCAGAGGTTACTGGGACGCAGATTGAAATAATGGACTATCCTGCGACATGGCATCTTTTTAAACAGGAAGAGCGCTTATATGAATCCTGTAAGGAATTAATGGATGAAATCCCTTTGAAAGATATAAAGGCGGGAGATATCCTGCTATTTGCCTTTAGGCCACGTTTTGTATGTCATCATATTGGCATATATATTGGCAGGGACAGATTTATTCACAGTGACATGGAAGCCGGAAAGGTTATAGAAAGTAGCCTCGATGATTTCTGGAAACAAAGACTCAGATGCGCATTTAAATTTAGAGGGGTGGAAGATTAATGGCTACAGTTGCGGCATCATTATTTTTGGCAGCAAATCCCATGAGTTTATTCTCATCCTTTCTTTTAATGGCCGCAGCGAGTGTAGTAGATAGTTATTTAGTTGCTTCCTTAACGCCTGGCACTGAGGTTAGCGAAGGAAAGGTCAGTGATTTAACGATCCAGACCTGTACGGTAGGCAGTGCCATAAATAAAGGCTATGGAAAGGTGCGTATCACAGGAAATATTATCTGGGGCACTAAATTTACAGAGCATATTAAAAAGACAACTTCCTTCTCAGGGGGGAAAGGCGGTGGGGGAGCTAAAACTACTACCACGACCTATACATATTCTGCTTCTTTCGCTATAGCCTTAGCCAATGGCCCTATTGTGGGAGTAAGCGATGTGTGGGCAGATGGGAATTCTATTTCACTGTCTGATTTAGATTACAGGGTTTATACAGGAACAGAAACCCAGCTTCCGGATGAATTCATGGAGGCTATTGAAGGAGCAGGAAAAGTACCTGCTTACAGAGGACTTGCGTATATAGTATTTCGCAACATGGTGCTTACGGACTATGGCAACAGAATACCTACATTTAGCTTTGTTGTGGAATTTCCTAAGAATGATCTGAAAGAAATAGTGGAAGAAATAAGCGAAGAGGCAGGGCTTGTCCTGCAACAGGATATTAACGCTGATGCCTTAGCCGGACAAAGAGTTGAGGGCTTTTTGCGCAGTGGCAGTAAAACCTTTAGGGAACAGATGGAAGAACTGAGAGTTGTTCATATCTTTGAGGGGGCAGAGCGTTTTGGCAAGCTGGTTTTTGCTCCTAGGGATTTCTCTAGGGTACTAGCAGTAAGCTCAGGAGAAATTGGTGCCTATGAGAACAAAGGCACGGATGAACCTATTCAAGTATCCACTAAATATGATATGCAGCTGCCCAAGCGGCTTACTATTTCTTATTTGTCTAAAGACAACGATTACCAGTCCGGCAGCCAAACTGGATACCGTCAGCTCACAGGGGCTTTATCAGAGGAGAACGTTTCAACTTCTATTGTCATGACGGACAGCGCAGCAAAGTCGGTAGCAGAGATGCGGTTATATGAGCTGTGGATGGCAAGAACCAGTTATGAGTTCAAGCTTCCCATGAAATATGGTTATGTCCTGCCGGGAGATGTTTTGCAGCTATCCATGCCAAATGAAACAGGAACCCAGCTTGTGGTGGTAACAAAGTCAAACTTTGGCAGGCCGGGACTGAATGTTATTTCTGCTAACAATGTGAACGCGGCCAATTATTCATTGGTAACAAGACCGGTGGATGAAGTGCCTGAAACTATTGTAACCGTACCAAGTGAGGTATTTGCCTATATCTTAGACGTTCCTAAGGTTCCGCAGGATACCTCAAGCAGTGATGACTATGTCTACATAGCCATTGGGGCAAAGGACTTCTATGGGGCTAATGTATATCGGTCCTATGATGACGGAATAAGCTATGAGCACCAGCTGACTTTTACAGGGGCTGCGGTTTTTGGAGAAGCACTGACAGTTTTAGATGTAGCTAATCCATGCTACACGGATAACGGGCATACGGTTGATGTGAAATTAACTGCAGGTTCTCTGGAAAGCCATAGCTGGCAGGAAGTTTTAAACTATGCCAATGCAGCAGTTCTGGGAGAAGAAGTAGTTCAGTTTAAGAACGCGGAGCTTATAGCGGAAGATACTTATAGGCTAAGTGGTCTCTTAAGAGGCAGGAACGGTACAGAACACCAGGTGGGAAGTCACAAAGTAGGAGAGCGTTTCGTGCTCATAACAACTTCAGGAATATCTGCGTTCCCCGTGGCAAAGGAAGATTGGTATACCAATGTAAAGCTTAGGATTGGACCGAGAAACAGTTCAGTCTTAAATGATAATTATAAGGACTACGAATTTATTCCCCAGGCCGTGAATTATAAACCTTGGAGCGTGTGTTCTTTAAAGGTTAGTTGGCAGGAAGATAATTGCTTGGTCAGTTGGAAGCGAAGAACCAGAAAGAATGGCGCTTGGAAGGATTATGCTGATGTTCCTTTATCTGAAACCACAGAAGCCTATGAAGTAGAGATATTGGATAGCTCTGACGGGGTTCTTAGGACAGAAGGTATGGGTACGCCAAGCTTTCTTTACACAAAGGAAATGCAGGAGAAGGACAAAGATTTTTATAAGGCCAGGATTTATCAGATAAGCGATTCCCGTGGACGGGGCATTGGAAAGGATGTGATTCTATGAGTGCGACAACAAAAATAGGACTGGAATACCTAGAGGTAAACCAATCCCAGAAGGAAGTAACAGTAAACGAAGCTTTTAATAAACTGGATTTCTTTACAGGCCTTACGGTAGAAAGTATCCTGAGCAGTCCTCCTAGCAGTGCTAGTGAAGGGGCTGCTTTTTTAGTGGGAGAAAATGCAACAGGAGTGTGGCTGGGTAAGGAAGGAAACATTGCTCATTACCTTAATGGGGCCTATGAGTTTTATGTGCCTTTTACTGGCTTAAGAGTTTATGCGGCGGATACGGGCGTGGAGTACAGATATGTGCAAAGCTCCTGGGAACAGATTACGGTACCAAATATTCAAGTGGTTGATGCTCTTCCAACTACACCTTTAGCGGGGACGATTTATTTAGTGAAAGAGGACGCGGGATGATTACAGCTGGAGAGAAGAAGATAAATGCTATATGGTCAGGAGAAAAAGAAATAGCCAAGGTTTATGCTGGGGGCAATCTGGTGTGGAGCAAAAGTGCGGTGCCTGAGGTGAATTTATTTGATGGTGCCCTAAGTGACATATGGGCATATCTGCGTTATGCCAACATTGTCTATGCAACATCAACAAACGCCTCAAATCTTATGGCCAGATGCGCCATAGAGCCAAATACCAGTTATAAGGTTAGCCTGCTTATGGACACGCGGTTCAGGGTGTTTTCCTATAAAGGAGAACCGGCAAGCGGTACCACGATAGAAAATCCGGTTATTGATAGCTTAGATGATAACGGTTCAATATCCATAAATGCGGTGCGTACCATAGCCATAACTACAGGGGCAGAAGCCACAATGTTATATATTGGCTATTGGACTAGTACGGGAGCATTAAGTTCGGCAGCGGTAAGAAATAGCATCAAGGTTATAAAGGTGGGTGATTAGCTTGGAAGAGATATTGATTAATGTCCTAAGCGTAGCCATAGGTGGACTATTGACCTATATCGTAACAGAACTACGTGGGAGAAAGAGAAAGCAGGATGCCTTGAGGGCAGGGCTTCAAGCTCTCCTTAGGGATAGGATTATCCAGTCCTATAACCATTTTGTGAAAGAGAAAAAGTGGATACCAATATACGCAAAAGAGAGCCTTTTAGCTTCGTATGAAAGCTATGAGGCTCTTGGCGCAAACGGGGTTATTGATGATTTAATGGCGGAGATTAATGCTCTGCCAAACTACAAGGAGGATGTTACCGATGATAAAAAAGTGGATTAATAGATTGACAGATAAGGTGCTGGAATTCAAATTAACCCAGCCGGCGGTAAAGCTTGTCTGCAGTGTCATAGCCATCTATGCGCTGCTTATTTTTTTGTTCGTTTTGGGAGTTCTGTTTAACACTAAGGCCATAGGCAAGGTGGATTTAATTAGCATTATTGAGATGGTAAAGGTGCTCTTAGGGCCTGCTGCCATAGCGGCAGTTGGTTTTCTGGGTAAGGCATTCATTGATTCTGACGGGGACGGTATCCCGGACGCATTTGATGAAGCAGATAAAAATACAGTGAGGGAAACCAAACCGGGGGAGGGTGAGAAGGAATGCTAAAAGAGATTCAGTTTCAAAGACATAAGAGAAGAATGTATATGCTTGATACGGATTACCAGGAAATGGGAGACTACGAGTGCCGTGACGATTTCTGGCCGGGATATAACTCTAAAGGTCAGGAGCGGGAGAGCCTTCCTAACGGAACATATCATGGAATAACTGCCGAGGTGACCAATGGGAAGTATGGACCAGCCTATGGCAATTTTTATATCACCACAGGTGATGAGCGTGGCCGGGACATCCACGGAGGCGGTTCCAACAGCCCATGCCCATATGCTGACTACCAAGGGTGGTATAAGACCTTAGGCTGTCTAAGAATGCAGAACAAGGAAGGCGTGGAAATGTCCGAAGAGATTATAGCAAGCGTCAATGCCGGCATAGATGTTGTTTTGACAGTAGTTAACTAAGGAGGTATTTGAGTTGTGGAATCTATCAAAGAATATTTTAAAGAAAACCGTTATTTTTACATTGCTTTGCTTCTGTTGCTCATGGGGTTCATTGTTTGGTGCTATGTGTCAGGCCCAGGAACAGATAATCGTTCCGATAGCACAATGGACAGAATTGAAACAGAAGCTAAGTCAGCAGGAAGTGCTGTTAATGACGCTAGAGGAGAAGTTGAAAACGCTGAAGGCTCCATCAGAAGAGCTGAGGACGCAGTTGAATCTGGCCAAAGAGCAGCTGAAGAAGTCTCAGGCGGAATTAACGAATGCCAAGAACTCGCTAGTGAAAGCCGAAAGCTCAATACAGATATTGCAAGCCTCATTAGAGACATTGAGGCTGCAAATAGAAAAAGAACGCAGGATTCAAAAAAGAGTCCTGTGGCAAAATAGGCTATGGAGTTTGTTGGGTGGGTTGGGAATTGGGATGGTAATCAAATAAATAATTCGTATTTGGTTTTAGGTTTAGTTTAAATTATATTAACAGATAATAATACAAAACAATACCTATGTGCTATAATGGAACAAAACGTAAAAAAAGTTAAAAAAGGTGAGGAAATGAACGATAAAAATAAAAGTGATATAGATAAACATGATGAACCTAAAGATATTTCTATGTCTGATTTATTGAGGAATATGCTTCTTTTTGTGTTTGAGTTTATAGAAGATGATAACATATGGGCGTCACTTGGATGCAAAAACACAATAAAAAGATCGTTCTTATCAAGAATATTTGCAGGCAAAGAAACAAGAATAAAAGAAGAATTTGTTCTTCAAGAATTGTTTTGTTTAGGAACAGGTGCTTTAATTAGGGCACTATATCAAGTTTGGGAATTTTGGAGTGCAGAGAGTATGGTTTCTTTTATGATAAATGATACCTTTGAAAGCAACATCAAAAATCTTAAATTTATATTTAATTATGATTATGATGATTTTGCACAAAGAAGTATGGACTATTTTCATTCAACTGATGAAGGACAGGTTGGAGTAGGAAAGTCCAAAGGTGAACTGGTTTTTATGAACCATTATGAAAAACGTTTTGGCATAGCAGTACGTAAGAATGAGGATTACAACGTGTTTTCATTTTTGAGTTACAAAGTAGTGTTAGACATGTATTCGCTTTCAATTGATTATGTGCTACTTAGTGTTGCACCGAAAATTGAAAACATAAAATATGATATTGACCCATTTGGGCTTAATAATGGCGAAATAATTAAAAAAATTCAATAACTTATATAGCTGAAAGGACCTGAGATGATGGGTTTTTTAGAAAAAAAGGAGTAACGCTACAGGAGTTATCAAAACGCTGGCAAGGTAAACGTTTCTGTGAATTACTGTATAAACATGTTTATGATACAACAACAGAAAAATTGGAAATTTCAATCCTTGGTACAATAGAAACTATGCCAGAAGGGTATGACGTATTGATGGATGAGTGGATGGATGGGTGGCGACATAGGAATAGTCAAAAACTCATTGCCTTATTGGATTGTGACTTATCCCAAGTGTTTAATGATACACTTGCAGAAGAACGTGTCTTTTTAGCTACAAAAAAAATTGATCAATATGATGATAATCTTTTGTTTGATATGTTTAATCTTGTGGTATTGGATTTAGCTTTATTTGCACATAGAAATGACTCCTTTAGACAAAGTATGGCTGCTAAACGTAACTTGGGGTGTTTGACTTTAGTTATTGCCGGATTAGGACTTTTAGCACTGACGATTTTTGCACTTTAATGTTTTAGTCAAATAGAATAGCACATCTTCGGATGCTGAAACCAGCAAGAAGTGAGAAATATTGAGCTTTTCATAATGACGACTATGCTTTGGAAATGAATCAATATGAAAAAGTGTATATTTCTTTAAATCTGATTTTCCTTAGGTATAAGTTATCCAACCACCTAAATTAAATGGCTCACAGGCCATTTAACGAGGTCAATTTTATAGCGAAAACCTGATTATAAGGCTATTTACGGTATTTCCCGTAGATGGTCTTATTTTTTTATTGAATGTCGTGACAGCGTTGAGTGCATGAAATAGGTGCTGGATATTGTGGAACAATTTATTTTAGAGGGTTCTACAAGGCTGGGTTTTTGGATATCGGTAGATGGATAAGAGGGGGTTGTTTTATTCGGCTGTAGTCAGAAGGAAACATATTCATCCTTCGGATTGGAGAAACTGCCATGCAGGTAATAAAAATGACAGCAGAACAGATAACGGCTGTACCACAAAAACACAAATATACAGAGGAAGAGTTGCAGCAGGAATATAAATACTTTTTAGCACAGCAAATGGCAAAAGCACTGCTCGCCAATGGGTTGCTTTCTGTGGATGAATTCAACAAAATAACCAAAAGAAACCGTCAAACTTTCTCTCCATATTTAGCTGAGATTATGCCATAAAAGACTTGATATATATCGATTAGTACGGGAATATGTCCATACCGAAAGCGAGGTGAGTTGATGAAAAGGATAACAAAAATTGAAGAAAATAATGCCTTATCGGTTAAGACGAAAACCCGTGTTGCTGCCTATTGCAGAGTGTCCACGGCAAGCGATGAACAGCTTATCAGCCTTGATACGCAGAAAGCACATTATGAGGATTATATCAAATCCAATAGCGAGTGGGAGTACGCAGGAGTATTTTTTGATGAAGGTATTACTGGCACCAAAAAGGAGTGTCGTGACGGTCTGAATTCCCTGATTGATTCCTGCGAAAAAGGTCTTGTGGACTTGGTCATTACAAAGTCCATCAGCCGATTCAGCAGAAATACAACAGACTGTTTGGAACTGGTAAGAAAGCTGATGGCGCTAAATGTGACCGTGATTTTCGAGAAAGAAAATATTAACACGGATACGATGGAAAGTGAATTGATGCTTTCCATATTAAGCAGTCTTGCGGAAAGCGAGTCGGTGTCCATTTCTGAAAACAATAAATGGTCAATACAAAAACGCTTTCAGAATGGCACCTACATTATTTCCTATCCGCCTTATGGTTATGAAAATGCCGGCGGAGAAATGATTGTTGTGCCGGAGCAGGCAGAGGTTGTCAAAAAGATATTTGAAGATACGCTTGCCGGGAAAAGTACCCATGCCGTTGCAAAGGAACTGAATGACAGCGGTGTGAGAAGCAAGA